TCCGAATGATCTGTTCTTCGGTTCCGGTAACTGTTTGAATGACACGGGCCATTGAAATCATTGAATCCGTCAGAGCCTTCCAAGCTGAATACGCGGGTTCGATTCCCGCTACCCGCTCCAATAAGGGCTTGAAATCCCTGCTGTTTTACGATTGATCTCATTGTCCCGTGTCATCCGTGTCATTGCCGTGTCAACGGCGGTGCTTTGACCTGGCCTCAGCTACCGTGCGGTTGCTCTCCAAAAGGTCATTGCGCACATATCGCCGAGTGGTTTTCGGGTCCGTGTGCGTTGCCAGCTTCCGGGCCATATCGATGTCACCGGTTGCTATCTCTGCTTCGGAAATTGCGCCTGCCCTTGAGTCCATGCTCCAGATCGAATCGGGCACGCCGGCTGCTCTGGCGATTTCCCGCCACTCCGTTGCGTAGTAATTCTCCCGGTAGGGCAGGCCGGTCTTTTCTGAGATAATCAGAGGACCGAGCCGCGGCAGCGGGTGGTCGGCGATCACCTGCATAACAAGCGGGCAAGCCGTGAGATCGAAAGCGGCGTCCGATTTCGTCTTGGATGTGGAGATCCGCATGACGAGGTCGCCATCGACGACCGCAGCGGTCGGTCCTACCCATCTTGTCTTGCCGCGAACGATCCCGCCTTCATCCTCGTTTTCCACAGGCACCCACTGCCCGATGATGTCGATCCGGCGTAGCGCCGTCTCGAATTGGATGGCCTGGGTGAGAGCGATTGAAGGGCGCCCCATCTCAATCGCCTTGGCGATGATGGCCTGCGCGTGGGCATACTCGAGCTTCACCTTGCGCGGTGCAGGCGCCTCAAACTCCATCAGCGACAGGATCTCGCGGGCCTGGCTGCAGCCGGGCATCCGCTCGCTTGCGCCGTAGGAGAGCACAGTCCGGAGCTTTCGGATTGCGTTGTGGGCGGTATGGGTCTTCCCGTCGGCCGACCAGCTTCTGTACCAGCGACGGAAGTCGGCTCCGGTCAGCACCTTGATCGCCCGCTTGCCTACCGTCCGGTCCAGAAGCCTTAACATGGGCTCGTAATCACGCTTCCTAGTGGTTTGTTTCAGTGCGTGAAATGGCGATTCCTTGTCGGTGCGGTACAGGTGGATCAGGGCGCTGATCGTGCCGTCGAAAGCAGGTGCGCGCTCCAGCCGGTCAAGATCCGACTTCAATTCGTCGGTCCACGCCTGACATAGCCTGGAGATTTGCTCATCGGTCGCGCCGTCGGCTATGGGTCTGCTTTCAAGGTACGACGGGGCGCCCTTCACGGCGCGGCTGGGTTTCCAGTAATGGGCCCGGGTTCCGTCTGCTCTGTCCCGGTAGGTGTAACCGGGCCTGTCGGCTCTTCTCGTTGTTCTTGGCATTAGAATTCCTCTCTTCCGTCGACGACATTGTCGACCGAAGAAGGATGCTGAAGGTTCGATCGCCTGTCAAAATACGAATCGACGGCCTTCCTGTCGGTTTTGCCGATCAGCGAGTCCTTTCGCGGGAAGGATTTGTCGAACCTGAGTGTCCTCAATGCGCGCTCTGACAGGCCAAAGAACGCGCGCAGTTCGGCATCGCTCATCATGCGCGGCGGCAAGCCGTGGATTACGGTGCGCTCGTCAGTCATCATGCACACCGCCAGAGTATGGCCGGCTCATCAGTCGCCATGCGATGCTTGCCGCGCGCGAGCGGGTGCTTCGGTGCGCCGCTCTTTGTCGTGCCCCAGCACCACAGATCCGGGTAAGGCGCTTCGCCAGTCTGGATCTCTTCGACGACGTGCTCGATCCAGTCCGGATCCCACGCGATATTCCCCCAGCAGACAAAAACCTTTGATGCCGCCTTCGCCTTGGCGACGACGTGGGGAAGGTTGACGAACTGAAGTTGGTCACGGGCATCCCACGCGCCATGAGCGATGCTGTCGACGATGCGCTTGCACTCGGCGGGGCTCGATGTGCAGAACGGATAGAGGTTGACCGCATCATATCCTCCGAATCCGGCCTTATAGAACCAGTGGTTCCACCACCGCGACGTCGGATCTTCTTTCATCGCGTCCGCAGTCGACGGGTTGCAGCCAATTACCAAGGCGCGGGGCTCGGCGCTCCAGGATCGGGACAGGGTCAGTCGGTTGGCGCCAGAGAACTCAGCATCTCGCCGAATCGTCTGGCCGAATAGGTCCGTCGGGGGAGTCTGCTTTGGCGTGATGGCAGATAGGTCGGTCATGGGCGGGTGGCCTCGCGAACGGCAACGCCAGACACGGACACTTCTGTGTAGTCCGGATCAAATGGGCGATCACCCTTGTGCGTTGTCACTCTCACGGAAAATCTGTCTGTCGTGAGAAAGCCTTTTTTCTCGACCCAATCACGCACCGCCTCTGAAAGCTCGTCTTGTGTGAGTGAAAGTGTTATGCCGGCCATCACTCACCTCCTGTGGTGCTGGTTGCGCGGTCTGCAAATGGCCTTCTGGGCGGGAACCATCTTCGCAAGACACCCTCGTCATCTTCACAGTAGAAAACGTGGCCTTGCATCGCGTCTATTAGCCTGCGGTATTCACGAACAGCGGCATCAAGTTCAGATTTTGTCATCACGCATCCCCCTTATTGGCTTGGAGCCGATCAAAGGTTGGGTGGCGCGGGTCGTAGAATTCCTCCGCCGTTGCGGGAACCACGCCCATGGGGCGGTTGATAGCATCGTGCATCGCAAGCTTTAGTCGCTCAATCACCTTACTTGCTTCTGCAAGAGCGGCCTCAGCACGTTCTGCACGAGCCTGCTGCTCGCCTATTTTTTGCGCAAACTCGATATCCCGTTCGCGGGTCTCTTGCATAAAGGCCCTGTATTCTTTGGTCAGTACACCGTTGTCGCGCTCAAGATCGGCAATGCGGTCTGTCAGTTCGGCGACATAGGCGGCGATGGATTGCATGGTGGCTGGGTCGCAGCGGGCGATATGATCCATGTTCACACGGCCCTGCTCGTCCCAAGGGGTGGTGTCGTGCTCGTGCTGGATCACGATCTCGCCTGCATTGTGCGTGTCGCATATGCTCGACGGACGCCCGTACCGCTGCTCTGGACCGTAGACTGCGAAAGCATCAAACCTGCCATCGCCGCCCTCGCTCCGCTCACTGTCAGCCCACCACGGCCCCGGCGTCACCCCCTTGAGCCCTTCAACGATTGCCGACAGCGCGGCCTTGCCGGGGTGGTCAGCCGACGGTGGCGCCGCTTCCTCGTCGACGAAGCCGACGGCGCAAAGGCGCTCTATGTGCCGCTCGCCCCTCTCTGTAGCCTTGTGCGTCTCTGGATCGATCAAGCCAAGTTTAACAAATGCTCGCCTGGTAGCTACAGCGGCCGGGGCATTCCAGATGTGCGGCAAGACATTCACGGCCGGCGACGAGCACTTGTAGCAGGCGTTCAAGATCATGATTTCGTGCGGGGTCATCGATCATTCCCTTGGATATTGAGGTGCTTGTGAACGATCCGCTCGGGGATCTCTTCGAACCGGCCGTCGTTGAACTCTTCGATCGGACGCACCCACATGCTTCCGTCTTCCTCGCCGCGGTAGATGACGACCTCGCGCATATCGACCGGCCCGGGGCGTGGGCAGGTGTTCGGCTCAACCCACAATCCGCTCTGCACCCGACCGTAGCCGATCACCTCGTAGGTGGTGCCGCGTTTCCAATGTCGAAACCGCCTCAATCTGGGGTGCGCCGTCTCAAGGGCGGCCTTGGCCATATCGATGCACCACGCACGCTGTTTTGCATTCTCAGGCGCATCGAAATCATGGTCATCGGCGCCGAGAGGGCCGTCATGCATTGCTCTTGCCGCCTTCTCGATATCTGCTTCAGTCGCCATTTGCCTTCTCCATTGCTTCAATCGCGTCCTCGAGCGCGGCAATCCGAACATCACAGGCCGCGGCTTCGATCTGTCTGCCAGCCGCCTTGTGCTGCGCGCGCCAGTGCTTGGCCTGCTCAATAAGGATGTGGATCGGGCGCAGATTCATGGTGCCAGCCATCCCGCGCCACCCATGGCGGTGATGTCTTCCGGCTTCTCCGCGTTCCAGATCCTCGCCATCAGCTCGATCTTGCGGCGCTCGAAGTCGGTCATCGGTCGGAACTGCTCGGGCCGGTATATGTGCTGCAAGCCCTCGGCGCCGGGCACGATCATCTCGACCACGATCCGTGCCTTGCCGACGCCGGTGCGGTATTCGGAAACGATCTTGCCGGGGAACCGGACGTCGCCGTCGATCTTCATCACGAAGTTACTCATGGCCTTTTCTCCCTAGCCGAATAGAGCGAAAGCCGTTCTTCGACGCCAGGGACCAACCCCTCATTGAGCATCGCAGCGGCCTTGCGCGGGTCACGCATTAGGGCAAGGAGCGTAACCGCCACCATGTGATCTAGCGTGACGAGGATCCTTGACTGGTCATGAACAAGATCGCGACCGTCCACCAGAGCCTTGATAGCGGCGCGCGCACGTTCATTGTCGAGTGAGGGGGTGTTCATCTGTCGACCTCTCGAAGCGCTTCATCCTTGGCGCGATTCAACTCGGCCATCGCATCGTGGGAGCCGCCCGAATCCGGGTGCGCCTTCTTCGCCAGTGCGCGGTAGCGAGCCTCGATGACGTCTTTGTTCAACGGTTCTCGCTTGTGCGGCAGGTCGAGGCCGAGCACTTCTCGCCAAGGTTTCTTGCTGGGAGGCGCCGGCAGCGCCTGAAACCCCTTGAATGTGGCTCGGGCGATGTGCAGGCCGCCGTGACGAACCTCAGTCCTGCGCGCCTCGATGACGTGGTAGATGGCCTGCAGGTTGTCCTGGACCTTCGGATAGCGGTCGACCGCGATGCAGACCTGCATGCCGTCCCATGTGAACCAGACAGCAACGCCGGTGTCCGCGGGCTTCTCTTCGCCCAGGGTCACGTTGCTCGAGATCACGACATCTGTGACCGTCTTGCCGCTGTCGCCGGCGAACCGCTGAAGCGATCCGCGCACATTGTTCATGGCGGCCGAGAGCGTGGATCGGAATTGCGACGACGCCTTTTTAGGCGTCCTCGGTAGCGTGTCGGGCCAGTGAAGCGGGTAGGGTGGTATCGTCATGCGGCACCGCCTTTCTCGAAAGAAAGAGACGGGAGCACCGGCGCTTCCGGAAACTCGACAAGGTGGGACCAGTTTTCCGTGTTGACCATGCGCTCCATCAGCAGCGCTTCGATCAGCGCGCGGCGGCACACTTCCCCGACGATCACATCAGTCATCCTAGAGAGGCGGTTGCAACCGAACACGCCACGTATTCTTGCTCCAGCCTCAGTGATTTCCTGTTTCGAGTCCTGTTTCAGCCATTCGATGACTTTGTCGATCGACTTCACCGCCTCAACCGCTCGAGCGGCGTTTGCAATAATATCTGCCGGCACGCGGGGCTCCATGGGGGCCTTGCTCACGCATCACCGCCTTCCGGCTTCTGGCCGGCGAGGGCAACTCGGTCCACCGCACCTACCCACCATGTCGCATATTCGCCGTCGTCCCACTCGACCCACAGGTGATCGTTGGCAATCGAGAGGACAACCGCGGGTCCGACAGGCTGATTAACGCTCGGGCTTCTTAGCTTGACCTGGTCGCCAATCTGAATGTTCGGCTTCACCAGCTTCACACTGTTCGGCGTCACATAGGTGGGACCGTGGTGGTTGTGGATGTGAATCCGCAAGTGCTCGTCGTCCGGATGAACGTAGGCAAGAGTCGCTTCCACGCTCACGGTATCGCCTTCTCGAAAGTTCATTTCAGCACCTTCACTTTCTTGATGATGACACCCGGGTATTTCTCGGCGAACACCCTCCGGGCTTCATTGGGGGCGTTGGCAGGGATGTCGGCATGCCCGCTGGCGTGATGGATCCGGAACGTCGCCATCAGTCTGCCCCTCCGCACCAAATCTGGAAGTCGGCGCAGATATCCTTGAAGGCGGCCATGGCTGTCTTGTTGTTGTCGAAGCTCTCGATGCCGGCTGCATTGCAAGTGAACAGAACGCGCTCGAGCGCGTCCTTCTCGGTCTCCACGTCGAGAAAAACCTGAAACCCGCCGAGGGCGCAGTGCTCGAGAACCAGCTTCGCGTTCTTTCCAAGCTTCGGCTCTTCCGCCTTTGCGGTATCGTCGGCGGGTGCTGGCGCGTTGTCGGGTTCGCTGGCCTTGGTGGCATGGGCGGCGCTCTCCGGCGCCGCCTTCTCAGGCTCGCCGGCTGCTGCGGGACCGACGATGTCGATCTCGACATAGCCGTCGGTAAAGCGGACCTGGATCTCCTGCGCCTTCGGCACGTTCTGGATCATGGCAGCCGCGACTTCTTCGGGCGTGAATGTGTGCCTGATTACGGTTTGCATGATGTGTCCTCGAGAGGGAGGCGCGAGTAGATGCGCGCCGGCTTCATGTCTGATTTCTCGTCCTTCCGGGCCTTGCCTTGGACAGGCTCAGAAAGGGCTCGCTCGACAGGCCACCCTGCTTTCAACCTGGCGTGAAGCGTCCCTTGGCTTATGCCCGTCAGTTCGGACCATTCCGCCGACGTCCTCGTCTGACCATCGAACTCCAAGAACCGAGATGATCGCCGATTGCGCGCTTGCTCTTTGCGCGTCGCCCACCTGCAATTTTCCGGGAAATAGCCCTGATCGTTGTCGATCCTCTCCAGGGTGTGCTTTGGGCTGGGGCGCCGGCCCATGTCAGTCAAGAAATTCAGGAAGTCGACTTCCCACCGGCGGCAGACTGCAATCCCCCGAGCCCCGTATGTGGCGAAACGGTTGTTTTTCGGGTTGTTGCAGCGGCTGCGCATATTCATCCAGATCGAGTACTCCGGAGAATACTTGCCGGCGGTTTTGTAGCCGTGGCGATAGTTGCGAGACAGCGGGCTTCGCGGGAGCAAAGGGACATCGGTCAAAACGGAATGTCCTCATTATCGTCGATGTCGTTGGAGCGCCCACCGCCGCGACTACCGCCGCCTCCGCCACCGGATCCGCCGCCCTCGCTCTTGCCATCAAGCATGAGCAGCTTCGCGTCGAACCCGTTCAGAACGATCTCGGTCGAGTAGCGGTCCTGACCGGACTGATCCTGCCATTTCCGGGTCTGCAGCTTCCCACTGATCAAGACCTTCGATCCCTTTTTCAGATAGTTCTCAGCGACCTTGGCAAGCCCCTCCTGAAAGATGACAACACGATGCCACTCGGTCTTTTCTCGGCGCTCTCCGGTGTTCTTGTCCCGCCACGTCTCGGACGTGGCGACGGAGAGATTGGCAATCATGTTGCCGTTATTCGTGCGCTTGATGTCAGGGTCGGCGCCAAGATGGCCAACCAGTTCCGCGCGATTCAAGCTTCCAGCCATCAGTTGATACTCCCTGAAAACGGTGGTGTTTCGGATGGGTCTTCGTCGGGTTCGTTGGCAGCGTCGTCAGCGCCAATCACGGCGGCGACCTCCATCGAGTAGCCGAACACGCTCCGGGCCATGCAGCCCGGGCAAAGCTCGCCGTTGTGCGACGCCCTAATGAGCGCGCTGATGGTTACCGCGGCGACGGCGAGAACATCCTCGATCAGATCGTTTGCGTCCTCTCCGGCGCTCACGAGTGACAGCGCTTCAAACGCCGCATTTTCGAGCGTGATCCCGGGGAATGTTGCCGAAAGCCGTGGTTCCTGCGCCGCCGCCAAAACGATCCTGCCAAGGACATCCACGTTGATTGGTTGCTCACTCATATCACCACCGTAATTTTGTCGGCCGCTCTGGTCAGGCCGGTGTAAAGATGCCGACCGCGATCGGCTGCGAATGTCTTGCTTTCGTCGAACAGGCAGACGTGCGACCACTGCGAACCCTGCGACTTGTGGACCGTCAGGGCGTAGCCGTAGTCGAATTCCTGGGTGCCTCGCTTTTCGCGCCAGTCGATCTCCTTCGGATCCCCGTTGAAGAACTCCTCACGGACCCGCACGTCGACAGGCTGTGTGTTCTCGAAGTCGGTCGACTTCACGACGAAGTTGATGCACCTGTCATTGAGGGCGCCGGCCGTGCGGCGTTTGAGGCGAACGACTTCCCAGAGCGAACCGTTGAATAGGCCGAGCGTGGAGTCGTTCTTCAGACAGACGAGCTGGTCGCCCGCTACCGGGAACTCGCCCTTCAAGCCCTTGAGTTCGCGCAGCCGCCTGTTGTAGAGCGCCCGCGTCTTGTTCGTGCCGACGAGCACCTGGTCAGCGCTGGTGACGTCCGCTTGCTCGAGGTCGTAGCGAGAAACAACCTTCGATTCCCCGTATTGACCGATCTCGAGAGATCGCCCTTCGCGAACGTCAGTTGCCAAGCGAATGATCGGGCTCTCGGCCGCTTGTCGATGGACCTCTGTCAGCATGAAGTCCGGTTCATTGCTGGTAAAGAAGCCGGGTCCGCCAACCGGTGGCAACTGGCCAGGATCCCCTAGAACCAAGACCGGTATGTCAAAAGACAGCAGATCCGCAGCCAACTCCTTGTCCACCATCGAGCACTCGTCGATGATGATGATCTCGTTACCCGATAGGTCCATCTTCGATTTGAGCCGAAACTTCAGTTCCCCTGTCTTCGCGCTTTGGTCGAAGCTGTAGATCATCGAGTGGATGGTCGATGCGCCGAAGCAGCCATTCTTCCGCATCACCATGGCGGCCTTGCCGGTGAATGCTCCGTACAACACCCCGCGACTGGCACCGGCCGCGAAGTGTTTGGCAAGCGATGTGTTATGGGTGACGATGAATTCGTCAGTCAGATAGAGATGATCCTCCGCATCAACACGAATGCAAACTTGATCCTCTTCACCGTCGGGCTCGATTGCCCAAATGTACCGGGACGGCGGGTTTTTTGTGGATGGCTGCCACTGGCTCGCCTTCCTTTTTGAGAGAAATGGGTTGAAGGAAACCTTCACATTGAGTTGGAACTCAACCGCGTCTTTATCCTTACGGCGGTATTCCTTCACAATGACAGTGCCGCCAAGAGACTGCACAAGATGCACCACATCCCGTGCCAATCGCTCCGACGATGTATGGAAGCCGACGCGATTGCCGCTTGAGCTTCCGTCCGTATCCATCAAGCCGCGCAGCAAGCGCATCCGATCATCGACCGGCGCATAGAGGTATTCCGCAGGCAAGAACTTATGGCGCGAGGTCACGCAAAGACCGAGGCTTTGCAGGTGAAAGCGAACGCGGTTGTGGTGGGGGTCTTGAGTGTCTTTGATAACGTATCGAGGGCACGGGGGACAATCGTCCCGACGCACCTCAAAATCATCAGTCAGGCATGCTTTGATCTGCTCCGCAATATCCGCATCGATATCGGGGGTAGAGAAAGACACGACGGAGCCGCTGAGGCTGCCATCTCCAATCAGAACGCCGATGAGATACGGGTCAAACGCTGGTGATGGGTTGGAATATGCGACCGGTTCGCAGAGTGGTATCTGAAACTTTGCATCACCGGAGCCCCACCGAATACCTGATTCTAGAATCTGCATGGTGGTGAGAACACGCCAATCGCGCGCGCCACTCTTGACTTGCCAAAGGTGCTGTGCGCCGCATCGGGTCGATGCTCCGTCGCGGAATGTAACCTTGAAAACTGGCTTGCGCCCCTGTGGGTAAACCCCGAGAACGCGGGTCGCATTCCCGTCGCGCCCAAGAACCATGTCACCAACCCGGACTTCCCCTATTTTCGCGGGACCAGTAGGAGTTTGAACTACAGCTGAGACCGGTTGCTCTTTGCCGGTCCCTGCATATCCGGCCAGGTAGAACCACGGCTTGTCGGGCGACTTCTTCCACCTTGCGACGGCATCCAGCGCATCGGTCTGTTGCGGGGAGAACTGCATCAGAAGCTCCGATCCCATGCAGACCCTGCCGACCGCACCACCGGCGCCGTCTCCCGAGCCTGTAGAGCCAATCGTGCGGCTGTCTTGATGCCTTTCCGCATGTCGGTGGTTGGTATCCACTTCAGGTAGCCAGTATCAGCATCCTCAAACGGGCGACCCCTGTACTTGCTCCCAAATTCAATCAACAAAGGCACGCTTTCGGGAGTTGACCGCTCCAACATCTCTTCGATTGTCATGTGCTTGGTCAGGTGAAGGAAGATGCGAGCCGCCACGGCAGCGTCGTATCCGGCGCGGTGGGCGTCACCCTCGAGCTCGATGCCGAGATATTCCTTCAGCGTTTCGAGCTTGTGGTTGGGAGCCTTCGGCCAAACCTTACGGGCGCACTCGAGGGTGCAAATCCATGGCTTGCCAGACCGGACGAACTGCCGGTCGTAAGCGACATTGTGAGCACCCAAAATCGCCGAATCCTTGTCCAGCAAAGCGCGCGCTTCGCTGGGGAGCAACCCTCCAACGGTCATCTCAAGAGTTATGCCATGGGTCTCGAAAGCGCCCTGCTCAATAGGAACTCCTGGTTGAACAAAGGCGCTTTGGTTATCGACCTCAATCACCCACCCTTCTGGGTACAGGCGTAGGTCTGTCCAACCAATCTCGACCATTTCTGCGGGTTTCTTAAATCCCGTTGTCTCGGTATCGCAGAAGCGGAGGACGGAAAGCATAGGGATCTCGGTCATGCCTCACCGCCTTTCGCCAGTCGAGCGATAAGAGCATCAGCAAATAAAACGGACCGCTCGGCCGCCCATTCCGGGTCGTAGAAATTCCCTTCTGACTCTGACGCAAGAATGCCAAGCATCGCAGATCGAGCGAATTCTTCGCGCTTGGTCAGGCCGTTGAATTCAAGCGGTTCACTGGTAGGCAGAATTGGCTCACTCATACCGCACCCGCCTTCTTCTCGCCCTCGAACTGAGTGCGGTTGGCGCCGGCAGTCAGCTTCTCGACGAAGGTGCCGCTATCTGGTCGGTCTATACCGAAGGTGCGCGCAGCACCGGCGCGCAGGATGTGCAGGCGATCCAGATTGTCCTTCAGTTCCTGGATCTGGGCGTCGAGCGCCCCGATGAACGTCACCGCAGCAGAGTGAGTGACGTCGAGGTTATTGATCTCGAATTTCTGGTTGCTGCTCATCCCTTCACCCCTTCATCAAATCCGGAAATCCATGCCGCCGAGAGTTCGGCGTCGTTGCGGTACTTGGCGGGCATGGCCTTCCGAGCCATGCCCTTTCGCCCGGCCTCAAGGCCTTCGGCCCGGGCTGTCTCGACGGGCGTCATGGCGGCGGCTTCGGCCTCGTCGCCAACGTCAGTTGCGCCTTCCTCACCGGCATCACCGGACGGCGCATCCTTCTCGCCGTCTGGTTCCTTGGTGTCTGAGTTGGTATTTGCCTTGGCGATAGCGTCGAGGCGGGAGGAAAGGTCTTTCGGGCCTGATGGCTTTTCCCCCTTCACGGGGAAAAGCTCTTCGACCGTGGCCTCTCCGCTCTTCAGGGCGGAATGACAGCCAAGCAGGATGGGCATAAGGTCGACGGTGATTTCCTCGGGCCCAGAAACACCCAAGGCCTCGCAAACGCGATCTGGCGTGACGCCGAACGCTGCAAACGCCTTCATGGCCTTCCCGCGCCGCTCAACCAGCGTCTTCACATCTCCAGCAATTACGCTTTCCACCGCGTCATATGCCGAGCGCCAAACTGCCTTCGGGACAGCGCCAAGGATGGCGTTGCGCTTCGCAATCGAGCATGCCGCGTTGCCGGTGACGATGATCATGTCATCGGAGTAGAGATTTCCGTTCTTGTCGACGATGCGCCGGCGAACCCGCGACGTGGTAGCCGTGTTCGATTCCAGATCGTGGAAAACACCCTCGGCCTCGACCCACTTTTCATGGCGATCGACATGGACGACGCGAGCGCCAACCCGGCAGTTGCCCCACTGCGATGCGATAATCTCAGCCAGGCGGATTGACGGTCCCTTGATCGGCTTACCGCCGCGCGGAAGCGCGTAGACGCATTCCTCAGCGCTTTTCTCGTCGAGGGTGGCCAGCGACTTGATGTTGTCGACAGCCTTCCGAATGTTGCGCGGCAGCGCGCGGGATGTTGCGATCTGCTGATCAACTTCGGCCCTGGCGAGGCTGACAGCGAGGCTTCCTTCCTGCCCGGAATATCCGGCTGGGAGCCCGGAGATCACCTCACCATCCTGAGTGACGATCTCCATCTCTTGTGTCTTCGTATTCATGCGGATCTCCTGATCAGCGGAACGACGTCTTGGCTTCCTGGTAGAAGCGGACACCCTTCAGCGGTTTCGTGTTCTTGTGCTTGCGAACGTGGCCGCGGATGGCCTTCTCGATCTCGGCGACCGTGAAGCTGTCGCGGAGTTCGCGCAGATCGATCGCGTCCCAATCCTCAACGACGAACGTCCACGGCGCGGACTGGCTGACCGTGCCGGCGTCTGTCTTCGTCGGCCCGGTCCCTGCCTTTGTGGCCTCGATCGCCGCCCGGGAAGCGCGATGCTCCGCCTCGGCCGCTTCGTTCATGACGACATCGGACATGACGGAGTGCTGGGCGGCAGCGGCTTCATCGAGCTTGCGCTGTGCCTCTTCCTGGGCAATACGGGCGCGCTCGGCCGCCTCACGGCGCTCACGCTCGCGCTTGGCGGCGTCATACTCCCCGACCTTGGCCGCGAAGCCCTTTTTGATACGCTCGACGCGCTCCTTCATGACATTGAAGAACCCGTTGATCGTCTCGACGTCGTCGCGAAGCGGTTGCGTGCGTTCGAGGCGGGTCTTATCGATCTTCGGAGTGAGCTTGGTGGCGGCCTTGCCGATCTCGATCAGCGGCAGGACATCTTCGTCGCTGTTCAGCCCGCGATCATCGACCGCGGCTTTAGCGGCATTCGCGTCTTTGGCGAGGGATTCGACTTCGTCCATGAGGGCGAAGAACTCATCCTTTAAGAGATCTGGCAGGGGCGGGTTGTTATGACCTGGGCCGGCCACAGCTTCAGTAGGCATCGAATGATCCTTCCTTCGATATGATTTTGATGTTGCGGTAGGTGGCGCCGTCCTTCCGGACGCGCTCTGGAGCCTTGATCTTGAAGCGGGCAGTTTCACCCTCGTCGGCATTGCCGAGCGCATAGATGACCTGGGCGCGCAGGACGTCCTCGAGCTTCTGGGCAGCGCGCCGGTCAGCGCGCGCACCCTCGAAGCGGCCGACGATCATGTCCGTCTCGAGATCCCCGGTGAGGTCGATGCGACGTGGCTCAGTGGAGCGGTAGACGTCGATCACAGTCGATCCGTCACGGTCCCACTCCAGCGGCGGGTGATCGCCTGCGTCGGTCAGTTCCCAGAATTCACGGGCCTTGCCGAGCAGCGCCTTCCAGACGGCGTCATGGAGCGGGACATCGAAGACGTGCATATCGATGCCTCGACCGACGACCATGACGGCCACGCTGGCCCATGTCGCGCCCGTCAGCTTGGCTTCCACGATCGCTTGCACAGCAATCCAAGTGGGAACCTCGACGTCACCGGTGTCCGGGTCGATCCAGTATTTCCGAAAGGCCTCTTCGGACGATGTCTTGAACTGGCAGATTCCCTGCCCAAACGTCTCCGGGCGTTGCACGAACGCATCAGGCGTGGCGCCGATGCGCAGAGCAGGGGCGCGGAAGTAGGCATTGTCCTGCCGATATTCGACGGTCCAGTCCGGACGTTCCTCGCGAAGCATCTGGACGGCGGCGGGCTCTAGCAAGCGACCGCGGCGCATGGCGGCGTTCTCGGCCTCATCACGTTCAATCGCGCCGGTCTTTTCCGCCCAGATTTGATAGGCAGTCGTGTAAGGGTGGGCACCGAAAAGCGCCCCAGCCACCGACGCGGTGATGTCCCGTGAACGGGCCGCAAGCCAAGCCGTGTGATCAGCTGGGTAGATGATCTCGACCGTCAAAGCAGTTCACCGAAATGAGCGTATGCCCGGGCGTTGGCACTGGCTTGAGCCAGCGCAACGAGCATGCTTTCCGCTTCAGTGAGATCTTCACCGGCCATATAGCGAGCGACGGCGTTGTGAATGTCCAGGTCGGCTATCTCGGCGATGCGATTGACCGTTTCATTGCGTGGTGGTGGCGGCTTCATTGTATCCTCTCCGCAGCCCGCAAAAGGCAGAACTTACGGCGAGGTTTGTTGCATAACTTGCAACCATACGCAAGCGAAAAAATTGCATAACGTGCAACTTTGTTGTTGCAGAAGATAGAATCGTATTGGTAAAACGCTGGCGATAGGGCGAGCCGTGCAACGACGCGGACGCCTGCTCAGGCGCGACAGTGGTGCAACTCCACTGCCGGTGAAGCGCCAGGCGCGGGGGTTAGATCATCCTACGGTGCCGCCGGAAACAGAGGACGGATTGCCGAGAGGCGTCCTGCCGGCTCTATCGGGCTCATCTCAAGGGTCAGAGCGGCAAGGCTTCCCTCCCTATCAGTCGCGGCTGATGGGGTAGGGGGTCTTTGCCGGATATCGGGTCTAAACTCAGGGTCAGTGGGGTAGAAATGAAGCCTTTGAGACATTCGACAGATTGAGAAGATCGTAGTTGTGTTCTTGAGGGAAAAGCCCAGGAATCAGCACGAGCTTGATCGCAGACGGCGTCCGGCGCCGTCTATGCGCCGAGGTCACTCGATAATCGAGACGTCTTCGCCGTACCAGCCTTCGCGGTCTCTGGAGTAGTAGACTTCCGCAATGAATCTCGCCCGGGTCATCGCCCCGAAACGGTTCTGGGCGTCGAAGTAGCCCGCTATGCGGTAGCGGCACTCTTCTACATTAACAATCGTGTAAGGGCCTGTTCCAGAAGGGAATTTAGCCGTCGACGGTGAGGCGATGCTGTTCCTCACAACATTCCGGGCGGCGTCAACAGCGGCAATTTCTGATTCGCACTGATCAACTTTCGGAAGCAACATCGCCCAGACGACGATAGCCGCAACAGTGACTGCAAACCCAATTGCAAATATGCGGCAGCCAATCATTCCGGCACCCTTCGCTAAATTGGCTACCCGTCGGTGCCTGTTTTGCTGTCTTGAAATAACAGCCTTAGCATATCGATTGCGCGCTCCCTTTGTTCGTCCGATTTATCTCGAAAGAGGCGAGCGATCCAGTCATCGTCAGGATGGCGAAAAAGTGAACTGACTTCTTCTGCGTGGAACAGAGCGCGCAATTGCTCCAGGTATTCAGCCTTGGGCACCGTACCGCTAAACCATCTTGATACGAGCCCTTTGTCCGCGCCGATCTCGCGGGCGACGTCGGACTGCTTCAGTCCACGCTTCTCGGCCCACTCCGCGATGAAGTGAATGCGCTGAGGGGTTTTCCCCTCATGAATTTTTTTGAGCTCGTACATGGAGGGCGGGTTCTCGCAGTGTTGTTCCAACTGCAACTTTACAAAACCCCAAGCGATCAATCGTTATTGCGTCGTGCAACTTTTTTGCTTGCATGAGGTTGCAACTTATGCAACATACCTCGGCTATGGAGCAGACATCGAAAATCACCAAGTACCGCGAAGACAACGGAGGAATGTCCCTTGAGGCGTTCGGTAAGTTGTTCACGCCCCCCGTGGATAAGTCGACCGTGCTTCGCTGGGAGCGCGGCCAGATAACACCTCGTCGAGCAATCGAGGTCGAGGGCGTTACGGGCATTTCTCGGAAGGCGCTTTTGCCCGAGTTTTTCGGATCTCCGGAGACTGCGGAATGATCTACTTCATTGAAGCCATGGGTTTGGTGAAAATTGGTTATTCCAACAATCCGAAGCGGCGACTGCAGATGCTTGCGACGGGCTGCCCTGCGCCCTGCACCCTGCTTGCCGTCCGTGATGGTGATCAGCGCGACGAACGCGAACTTCATCGTAAGTTTTCTCATCTTCGATCCCATGGCGAGTGGTTTCGGTTAACGTCGAAATTGCGCGATTTCATTCGGGACAACGCCACCGAATGGGATCATGGAAAGCCTAGTACGTGGGAGCGCTATCTTTCTCCTGCGCGGGAAATTGTTGCCGTAATGGGTGGCCCTCGGGTTGTTGCCGAAATCACTGGTCGGGACACGAGCCGTGTCTACCGGTGGATGATGCCGCGCAAAACACCTGCATCAACTGGCGGCACAGGGGGCTCTATCCCTGTGCCTGAGTTTAAGGCGTTGCTGGCTTATGCGAAGGCGAACTCGATCGACCTTCGAGCCGACGACTTTTTCCCGAACGATCGCCTGCCAGCGGTCCTGGCTCAACGATCATGCGTTGGAGCATCTTCATGATGCTCTCTGGTTCTTTCGGGCCTGTGGTGGGCCCCTGCATTTCCGGCTCTTCATCATCTGTGTCTCCGTTGGTTGCGGACACTTTGACCGAAGGAGATGCCAAAATGCTGGAAAGTTTTTCCAATTTTCCTCCCAAGGAAAATGAGGGTGCGCCGGGCGGTGTCGAGTATTGCGTCGCCAGCCCGGCGCAGGCGACGCGAGAGCTCGGCAAGCTGCTGTGCGGCGACGCTGCCGACAAGATCAAGATACCTGCCATCCGCAACGCGGTTGCGCGACACATTGATCGCCGTGAGCGGCCGCTGACCGAGCGCCGCGTGCGCTCGATGCTGGCTGGAGAAGCGTCTTTGCGCGGCCATGAGGCCGTTGCGCTGTGGGTAGCGCTGCGTCGTGAGCGCCGCCGTGTTGCTCGCCTGGCCTTTGCTCGTGCAGCCAACCGTATCGTTCGCGAACTCGCTGTTCGCGGTGCGCCTTTGAATTCTGTCCAGAGTGAAGTTTTGAGCGGGTTCCTCGAAGCCGCGGAGTAAGCCTGCGGCGGGCTGCGCCGTTATCCCTGACTGAGAAGGAAAACAAGATGACCGCGCGGATTCTTGAAGGGCGCAACCGCGCCAACAGCGACGAAATGGCTGCCTACATCAACCGCCTGGAAGAACTCGATAGCGAGTTGATGCGCGAGAAGACGGCCTACATGGAGCGCGCCCGGCGCATCCAGGAGAACAAGAAGCAGGTTCTCGACGAGGCCAAGGATGCCGGGCTTTCGAAAAAGGCGGTCAAGGCCGTCGTCAAGGTCCGTGAACTTGAGCGGAAGGCCGAGGCCGCTCGCGAAGACCTCGAGGACGACGATGCGGCCGTATTCAACGACATCCGCGAGGCGCTGGGCGACTTCGCCGACAGCCCATTGGGTAAGGCGGCCGTGGAGCGCGACGAGACCACCAATGCGGTGATCGATGCCGTCCAGGGCGATCTGACTGACCAAGAGCAGGGCGAGTGGGACAAGGCTGCTCCTGAAGGCGACGAGTGAGGTCTAGTTATGGTCTATGCAAATCGTCCGGCGCATAATCGTCTAGAACTGTCCGGTCAGGTGTTTGGGCGTCTGACGGCAGTCTCCATTTGCGGGTCTACGTCGAGAGGCCAGAAAATATGGTTATGTCAGTGCGCGTGTGGCGGGGAAGCGCGGACCACAGCAACAAAGCTTCGTTCAGGCCACACATTGTCGTGCGGTTGCATCCAGCGGGAACGTTCCGCGAGTGCAAATACCAAGCATGGGCTTCTTACGCGCAGCAGTAAGCGCGATCTCATCGATAGTTACGGCAACATGCTGGATCGATGCTACAACGAGAACAGCGAGCATTTTCAGCACTATGGTGGCCGCGGCATTCTTGTCTGTGCTCGATGGCGATTTGGGGAGGGTGGCAAGACTGGTTTCCAGTGTTTCGCCGAGGATGTCGGAAAGCGCCCCAGTGGATTGACACTGGACCGTCGGAATAATGACGGCCCCTATGAGCCATCAAATGTCCGATGGGCATCACGGAAAGAGCAGGCCAGAAATCGGCGCTCGAATTTGCTCATTTCTTTGGAAACAGGGCCCGTCAGCGTTGCCGAATACGCCGAACGCACCGGCATCAAATATGGTACGCTTTACAGCAGGATAAGAAGAGGTTGGCAGCCATCACAACTTGCCGCCCCGCTTAAACGTGGGGGCAGAAATTGACCGTTCCGCGCATTCTGGCTTTAGACGTGGCTTCCAGGTTTGGTTACGCCTTTGGCGAGGCCGGCCAGAAGCCGGTCTCCGGGTCGAAGTGGTTTACCCGTGATGGCGCTAAGCCAAAGGGCGGGACGATCAGCAACGGGGCGAAGTTCGCCAATGCGCTGCGCTATGCGACGGAAGCCGCCAAGGAATTCAATCCCACGCACATCTTTTGTGAAGCGCCGATCGCGCCGAACGCGAAATCCGGCCAGACGTCAACGACGGTCATGCTGGTTCTCTACGGGCTGCCAGCTGCGCTGCAGGGCATGTTCTACACCCTCGGTCACTACCATTGGGAATTTGCGCACCAAGGCTCGGTCCGCTCCCACTTCATAGGCAAGGGCAACGGCAAGGGCGACGTCGCCAAGGCGGCAGTGCAACGCAAATGCGTGGCGCTCGGCTGGATGTCCTGGGACGACGACGACATCACGACGGACCGCACGGATGCGCTTGCGGTCTGGTCCTACGCGGAGATGCGCGTGGCGCCGAAGCTGTGCCAGCCAGTTGATCCGCTGCTTATTCACGCACAATCCAGGAGAAGGGCATGACAAATGCTTTTGGGCACTTCGTTGCAGCGTCGATCGTTGCGATCCTTATCGGTTTTGGTCTTGTGGTCATGGAGACGCCGAAAGTCACGACGCCGAACGGTGATTCGATACTCATCATTCAAGGGGATGGCCGGTGAGGTGCGTTATCAGCGCGTCTTCGGCGCAACCCGCGCTGCGGTTGGCCCCATCGCTCAAGGCGAGCTTTTCTGAGGTCGTGTTGGCTCGGCAACGTCAACCGGGAGACATGATCGATATGCTTGAGGCCGATGCGGACGCCGTTGGGGTGGTCTGCGTCTCCCAATACATCACCGATCTTGAAATGGTCGAAAGCATGCGCAAGCGAGGCTTGAAAAACCTGGTCCTAGCGCTGATCGACGACAGTCTCGCCGGGTATAAATCCTTCTCGGATTTCATGAATGCCGGCGCGGATGATGCGCAGCCGTTAAGCATTGATCCCGCCGAGTTGAAGGCTCGGATTGCCACGCTGATCCGCCGAGCGCAGCCCCCGGAAACTCCATGGCTTGTCCGCGTTGGCCCTGCAACGCTCAACACGTCTACAGGATGGATGTCTTCTGATCTCGGATCCGTTCATCTGACGGGAAGCGAGGCCGAGGCGCTTTGCCTGTTGGTGCAGAAGGCTGGGGCGGTGGTCACCAAAGAGATGTTCTGCACCCATCTCTACAAAGGCATGGCTGACGAGCCCGGAACCAAGATCGTCGATGTCTATGTATGCAAGCTTCGCAAGAAGCTGCTGCCGATCTGTGATGGCCGAGACATCATCGAGACCGTCTGGGGCAGGGGCTTCCGCTACGTAGCCGCCGGTATTGAGCCGAAATTCACCGATGCAAGGGTGAGGGCGGCCGGATGACCAAGACGGAAAAGGCCGCTCACATATGGGCCAGAGATGGTCTCGATTGGTACGCGGAACCTGAAATTGCCACCACGAAGCTGCTGAGCAAAGAGCGGTTTGTCGGCAAGATCCACGATCCGGCTTGCGGCGGCGGCAACATCGTCAGGGCCTGCCTCAAGGCAGGGTATGAGGCCACCGGATCCGACATCACCACCAGGATTGAGCCCCGCGAGCCATGGTTCACCGGAGAGTATGATTTTCTCGGGCCGGAGGATCCATTTCGCTACGCCAACATTGTCATGAACCCGCCTTTCTTCCGGGCAAAGGGAGCCGAAGCTTTCATCCGCAAGGCGATCTCCGTCACCCACGGCAAAGTCTGCGCCTTCGTCGATGTGAAGTTTCTTGCCGGCACCGGCCGCGCCAACGGCCTGTTCGCCGAGCATAAGCCAACCCGCATCTGGATCATCACTCCCCGGGTATCGTGCCCTCCAGGCGAGTATCTGGCGAGTGGTGGCAAGGCATCAGGCGGTACGGCCGACTGGTGCTGGATCGTCTGGGATCTGTCGAGTTCGTCGACATCGACGGAATTGGGGTGGTTGCTGTGACCGGTTCCCCATCTCCACGTATGATCTTCTCTCTTCCGATCTCTGATGAGCCCGGCATGCACCGCGGCGTTCTCGAGCAGGATGGAACGCTGAGCCTGGTCAAGTTCAGGGGTGAGGTAGCCCGTGCGATGAACGGCGGGTTCTACGACGTGGAATCCACATTCGACTACGAAACAGCGGCCGAGACGGCTGCCATGTCCATGCAGAACAAGCCTGGGATTTCAAAGGCGCGCGGCAAGCAGATGTCGGCAGCGTTTCTCACGCTGCTGGTGGCTGTTGGGTCTATCAAACTGGAGGGGCAGAGCGATGAAAACGCCACGACAGCAGATTCTTGAAGATGTGAACATGATCGCTCGGCTTCATTTCGTTTCGCTGGAAGACATCATGACTGGTGGCCGACGCCCGGACATTGTGAGGGCACGGCATGCCGCTTTCTGGGTCGTCTGGTTTTTTCATCGAAGGAATCCTGCGGAAGTTGGGCGCATTTTCGGCGTCTCCAGAGTGGCCGCATTCTACGGCATCGGCAGTCACATGAACCGAATAGGTGTCCGGGACGGTGTCAAGTCGCGGTACAACTCCATCAGCCGCCGACGAAACCTGGAATACTCTCGGCGCACATGGCGCGTGTTTGCTGCCGCCAAGAAGGCGAGGGTGGCAGCATGAGCGACCTTGTCCGCAACCCGATCCGCATTGGCTACATGGCTGGCCGAGAGATCCCTGTCCAAGAGATCGCCGCCCAGGTCGACTGCTCGCCTGCGCTGATCCGCAACGCGCTGGTGCTGGCGGGCGTTACGCCGCCCGCCGACAACGGCCAGACGGTGCTCTTGAGCATCCCGATATCGGACTTCGTTTTCGACATTGATGCGGTCGGCAAGCAGCTTCGCATGAGCCGGGAGCAGGTGCTTCGCAGCCTTGTGATGCGGGCGCTGCGGGCTGGCCCGGACAGAATGATTCAGATGATTGAGGGGTGTTGAGATGGCTTGGTGGAAGTCCGCAAAGCCGGGCGACAAGGTGGTGTGCGTTAAGATGGGGCGCGATGGGGCCCCGGGGGCTTGGTTCCGGTTCCCGCTTGTAGTTGGCAAAGTCTACGAGATCCAAGAGATTATTCCAGACGAGCGATTTGAGAGAAAGGAAGGATGTCCTGCGATTTGCTTGCCGGGCATCGAAGCTCTCTTCTCGTGTCTGCTATTCCGCCCCGTCGAGCGCGATCGCACCGCCTCCGGCATGAAAACCATCCGCAAACTACTCGACACCGTTCCGGTGAAGGAGGACGCATGACCCATCCCAAGCCATTTGGAGAACTGTCCCGCGCCGAGAAGGGCGAACTGTTGCTGGCCCATCATGAAGGGAGGCGGATTGAGATTTTCACAAGCACCTATGAGTGGTTCACTCCTTGCGAGTTCGATTTGTGGAAAGAGGATCGTCTCTACCGCATCGCCCCAAAGCCTCTTACCCCAGACACCATCGACTGGAGCCATGTTCATCCAGATTACAAGTTCATGGCGCGGGATATTCGAAACAACGATCGCGGGTGCGCAGAGCTTTTCCGCAAACGACCGTCGATAGATGTTGGATCTGGCAATTGGTTCGTAGACGGCATGCCTTCCGGCCTCGGGCTTTCCGCTGGCGTATTTACTTCCTACCAACGCGGCACGGTCGACTGGAAAGACAGTCTTGTCGTTCGCCCTGGATACGAGGGGGATCGCGGATGCTCTTGACCATCGCGTTCATCTTTGCGGCCCTCGGCTGGTTTGCCAGCGCAACCGGCGGGTACGGCTCGGCGCTACCCGAAGAAAAGCACCAGAAGGGCGGCGTAATCCTTATGTTCGTCGGCATTTTGCTGCTCTTCGGCTCTCTCATTGTGGCGTGGTATGCCTGAATGAGCGAAGCAGAGAAATTCGGGCGGCTGATGGGGCCGGTTGCTGAGCGCGTTCTGCAGGAATCGCTCGGGAAGCCGAACCGCAAGCTCTCCACCAAGACTGAAATCCGGTACGGGACCAACGGATCTCTGGCCGTCGATATCACGAAGGGCGTCTATCAGGACCATGAGGATGGCACCGGTGGCGGCGTGCTGGATCTGCTGAAGGCTTACAAGGGGCTCGGGAAGTCCGATGCCGTGAAGTGGCTTCAGGACAACGGGTTCCTGGAGAAGTCGGAAGGTAAGCAGCAGGCGAACGTCAACATTCCCGGCATTCCGGACTTCTTCGACCCCAAGCCAATTGCGGCGTTCGACTATCTCGACGACAAGGGCAATCTCGCCATCCAGGTCGTGAAATTCCCCAAGGAAGCGGCGCGGCGCTACATGCAGCGCCGGCCGGGCCCGGGCGGGTCATGGATCTGGGCTCTGGATGAGGCCGAATACGGCAAGACCAAAGACGGTCACTGGTTCCGCGCCAAAGAGGGCGGCAAATATTCCGAGATCAAGAAATTCCCGAAGGCGACGCGGTGGCTGTACCGCCGCGATGAGGTGCTGAAGGCGAAAGCTGACGGCAGACCGGTTCTCTTGGTTGAAGGGGAAAAAGACGTCGAGACCCTGCGCTCTTGGGGCTTCGCGGCCACCACCAATTGCGGCGGCGCCAAGTTCTGGGAAGACAGGTACGACGATGACCTTGCCGGTGCCGATGTGATCCTGTGCGGCGACAATGACGATGCTGGCCGCATGCGGATGATGAACCTGGGGCACAGGCTCAAGAAGAAGGCGAAATCGGTTCGTGTGATCGACCTTGTCGAGCACTGGCCGGAGATGCCGGAGAAGGGGGATGTTTCCGACTGGCGGGACAAGGCCGGTGGGACCGCTGAGAAGTTCGCCGATATCGTCAAGAGCGCTCCAATGTGGGCGCCAAAGCGCCCGAAATCGATGTTCGGCGCGATCCCATGGTCAGACAGAAAGCGGCCGCGCAAACGGCTTGAATTTCTCGTAGAGGGCTGGCTTACCGAACAGGGGGTGTCCTTCATGGGCGGCCCTTCAGGGTCCGGGAAATCTTTTCTAGCGTTTCATTTGGCTATGTGTGTGGCGCGCGGGATAGACTTCTTCGACAACCCGGTGAAGCGGGGCGGGGTGATCTATCAAGCTGGCGAGGGCGGCCTTGGTTTTCTCGACCGCATGGACGCCTACGCAAAGCACTTCAGCGTGCCAGATGATGAGGATGTCCCATTTGAACTGCTGCCATCGAAAATCAACATTTTTTCCAAGGACAGCAAGGACGTCGATAACCTGATATCAGAAATCAACGCTCTCTCACTGACAATGTCGGCACCTGTAGAGCTATTTGTTATCGATACTCTTTCGAAAGCCACTGTCGGGGCCGATGAAATCAGCGGAAAAGACACCGCTGTAATTCTCTCTAACGTCGAGCGTATTCGAGATGAGTGCGGGGTGAACGTCATGGTCGTTCACCACATGAACGCCAAGGGCGAGAAGATGCGTGGGCACACGTCTCTGAAAGACAATGCCGACCAAGTCATATTCATCAGCCATGACAAGGATACAGGCATACGAGAAGCAAACCTCGAGAAGATGAAGGATGGCGAAGACGGCCTGCGGTTTCGTTTCTCGCTGGCCTCTATCCCCGTAAGGCGGAATGACCGAACGGGCGCAGACGTGACCTCCTGCGTGGTCCTCTCAGTGACGGAAAAAGAGCGGTTGAAGAAGGAGCAGCAACGGCTCGGCTTCTCGCCAAACCCGACAGAGCGCCGCGTTCTGATGAACCTGTTCGCGGCGTCGGACCGCTACGGCAAATTTGTAGCCACAGAAGCGGATGGGCCGCGCGCTGCAGTTGGCAAGATCATCATCAATTGGACCGCATACAAGGCTGTCGCGATGGAATCGATGGTTGAGGTCGACGACAAGGTGAAGGCCGCCGACCAGGTGAAGAAGGAACTCGGTAGGACGAAAACCAGCCTGCAGAAGTACGGTATTATCGGCGTGAACAGCCCATACCTCTGGTGGGACGGAAAGCCCGTCCGCGGGTTCTCCAGAACTTTCCCCGAAGGATCGGAATTTGGGACAAAGAGGGGACAGGATTCAGACAATCAGGGGACATCTTACGATTCTCACCCTGACGATGACGCTCAAAACGACCTCTATGCGGAGGCCGAATACCTGTGAGACCGCGCCTCTACGACATCGTTTCAGAGACGGCTGCGATCTACGGCATGACCGCCGAAGACGTCATGATCTATCGGCGATCCATGCTCACCCTGATCGCACGCGATCATTGCATCTACGAGGTCTGGATGGCGCTCAATCAGGAGCCGGCGGCAGTGGCTCAATTCTTCAAACGGGTCTCGTCGTCGGCCATCACCAGAGCGGTCGAGCGCCACATCAAGCGGGTAACGGAAGCCGAAAATGAACTCGATTGACGTCAGGACGGAGATGGTCGCCACTGGCACTTATGTAGGGTATTTCCGAACTGTTCGCATGGGCGGCTGGAAAATCGTGCAAAAGGGTGGCAAGCGCCAATTGTTCGATACTCAGGATCAGGCTGAGTTGGCCGCGTGGCGCGCGATGCGCAATTTCTGGCAAGCAGACGTCGTCGGAACCGCCAGCAAGCGCGTGAACGCGCTCCAGGCGGCGAACGCGGTCTTTCGGCCCGGCAAGAAGCCGGTCCCGGTCGAGAAGCGAAGGAGTCGATGATGTCGATCACGGTTGGCCTCGCAGCGCATTACCGCCGGGAACCAGAATTCGAGGTTCGTCGCGCTAAGTTCTACGCTCAGATGCACATGGTCTACGGGTTGGCCGGATGGGCGACGCCGTCCGTGGCGGCACCGCTCCCGCGCGCCGGCCGTGATGGTCACGAGATCAAGATGCACATGCGAGACCAGAAGAACACGATTGATATCAACATCAATTCCGGCCCGTTCGAATGGCTTCGGGAGACGCGGCGGCTGGCAACAAGAGAGGATGCTGCCGGCGCGGAGATGATGCGCGTCGCAGCCGGTGAGCGCTTTCGAACGGCTGTTGAAGGCGCCCAGGTTTCACCGATGCAGTCGGTCGACCTCGAGGCGACACCTTCCGGCGGGTTTGGATCCAGGCGCGTGGCCGATCACAAGTTCGATTGCATGAAGAAGATCCAGAGATGGCGGGATCAGATGGACGGCACCGCCATCTTCGACCTTCTGCACGCGGTCATCATCCGGGATGAATTCTCGGCAATTCTCGGTGACGGCAAGAGGGTCAAGCCCAATGCCGTCGAAGGTATCCGCGTCGGGCTCGACATCGTGGCGCTGGATCTCGACATGATCACGGCCCGGGCCTTCCGGGCCCGGTGGTCGTTCCTGCCGCTCGCGGGCGGCGCACTGACGGCGACGAGGCTTTCGCGGCTGTTCGGGTAATGCCTAAAGGCGATCTTGCATATCCCTGATTTCGAGCTCAAGCATCAATGGCTCAAGCCAATGCCTGCGCCATCCCTTCCGCGACCGTTGAATTTTGTTGATGCAATTGATGATGTGGCTGCGCTCCATCTTGTTGAGCGGGATACGCTCGCCTTCCTTGGTTGTCCAAACGCGCACCAGCATCAGAAGACACCCACCAGATCAGCCGTGACCGCGACCACGGTGCAGATCAGCCATCCCCAGAAGAAGTGCCGACCGGTCAGCCCGCGCGGACGTTGCTCTTGCTCGACCATGCCGTTCAATTCCATCAGCGCATCAACGGTGATCTGGCTCTCAGCTGCGATCTGTCCCGGCACGTAATCGGGCGGGCCGTTATCCGGCCCAGGATCGATGCCGGCGTCCTCTTTCATCCTGCGCATGAAGTGATAGCCCTGCTCGTGGATCGGCTTCTCGGCCCGGCTGCCGGCGAACGGCGACGCCTTCATGATGACATGGCGCTCGTCGTTCGTGATCGGTCCGATATGCGCCGACGGTGACATGACCTTGACGCGCTCGACCGGCAGCGGAATCCCATCTTCATCCATGCAGGACACCAGAGCTTCCCCCACGCCCATTTCGGTGATGACGGTCTTCACGTCGACATCGCGGTTCGGGCGGAATGCCTGGGCGGCAGCGCGCACCATGCGCTGATCCTTCGGGGTGTAGGCGCGGAGAGCGTGCTGAATTCGGTTGCCCAGCTGGGAGAGGACGGCGTCGGGCACGTCCTTGGGGGATTGTGTCACGAAATAGACGCCCACGCCCTTGGAGCGCACGAGGCGCACCAGGCGCTCGATCTTCTCGAGCAATTGCTTCGGAGCATCCGAGAACAGCAGGTGGGCTTCATCGAAGAAGAACACCATCTTGGGCTTGTCCACGTCGCCGACCTCGGGCAGTTCGCGAAACAATTCGGTCAGCAGCCAGAGCAGGAAGGTGGCGTAGAGCTTCGGAGCTTCCATCAATTGGTCGGCGTGAAGCAGGTTGATGTAGCCGCGGCCGTCCTCACGCTTGCGGATCAGGTCAAGGACAGAGAACGGCGGTTCGCCGAACAGCTTGTCGCCGCCCTGGGACTCGAGCGACAGCAATTGGCGCTGTGCGGTGTTGATCGAGCTCGCGGTGACGTTGCCGTATTTCTCGCACGTTTCGGCCCGTTCCTCGATCATCTCGTTCAAGGTCCAGCGCAGATCGTCGAGCGTCAGCATCCACGCCTGATCGTTTACGGCCTTCTTGAAGGCGATGGCAATTGCCCCGGCCTGGGTTTCGTTCAGGCGCAGCATCTGCGAGGTGAGATCCGGGCCGATCTGCTGAACGCTGGTCTTGATCGGGTGACCGTGTTCGCCGAACAGATCCCAGAAGGTCACCGGGAAGCGATCGGCTTTGAAGTGGCCGGTCATTTTGCGGGATCGATCGGCGGCACGGCTGTCGTCCTGGCCGAACGCTGCGATGCCGGACAGATCGCCCTTCACGTCAGCCGCAAAGACCGGGACACCAGCGCGGGAGAAGCCTTCCATGAGCAGTTGCAGGGAGACGGTCTTGCCGGTGCCTGTTGCGCCGGTGACGAGCCCGTGGCGATTGGCCTTGTCGAGCCGCAATTCGACCTCGCGACCGGCAGCGCTCTTTCCGATGGTGATGACGGTCATTGGCCTTCCTCTCGGATATAGAAGTTGACGGCCCTTTGTGCCTGCGCCATCGCGCCGGGCAATTCCAGCAGGGCCAGCATCACCGGCACATGAGGGGGAATGTCCTCCTGCCCGTCGAGCCACTTCAGGACGCGCTCATAGCGCGCCCCGGACAGCCGGGAAAATTGACCGGCTGACAGCCCGAGCGAATTCAGATCGCCGGAGAAATCCTTCGGTGTCATGCGATTGTACTTGTAGCGGGTGACCACTGTTGATCCTTCCTGGTGCTGCATCAAAACCTCCCGATGATCTGCTCAAGAGCTTCGTAGGGCAAGATGCGGATTGAATTGTCCTTGCCGGCGCTGGCCTTCTTAGTGTCGAAGCGGCTGGCAATCACGGTGTCTGTGCGCCGGTCCACCTTCTTCTGCACGGTGATTCCGTTGTCGCAGCATTCCTTGATGAGTTCGCGGCGGGTTCTGGTCGGATGGCGACCTGTCAAAACGATGTAGCGCATCGGTGTTCCTTTCCTGTCTGGTTTCCACAATTGGCTGAATGAGCGGGTGGTGGTGGCTCTCTGGCGCGGTTCGGCATGGTTTGTTCTCCTATGTTCTGCTCGTTTTTGTTTGGTTCTCGTCGCGTTCTGGTGGGTCGCGGGCGGATGGCTCGGGCGTCATTGCTTGGTACGCTGGGCCAGCAAGGCGGCATCCAAGTCGGCTACGTCCTGCTTGTTGAGCAACCGACCGATGAAGTGTTGCGGAACCTCCAATTCAGCATCGACGTCCTGACCCACCACCTCACCACCTGGGTTGATGCCTTCAATGTGCGCAATATTCACCGCTGCGACGAAGTCTGGTGCAGCGACAATTGCTGCGCCAAGCCATTGTTCACCCTTGGGCTTCTGCGGGTCGGCGAAAGAGAGGTAGAATAGAGTGGTCAAAAATAGGCTCCTTTCCGCGGCATCGATTGCGGCCAGCATTTCAGTCGTAAGGGGGATTTTTACCCGTAGGTAGCCGTTTGCTATAGATTCTGGCGTATTCCCCGACCCATCATCCGCCACATACGGCCCCATGTCTTCAGCACCACGATTGCGGACGCTGTGATTGGCGCACATTGCGCACATGCGGTACGGGCCTTCACCGCGCCCCGGCCAGCCGATCATGCGCTCGGCGGGCTGGTTACAGGGGAGCGTAGGGACCAGGTAATTCGATTCCTGACAGCCGTTGGGCTTTGCTTCGATCATGACCGCCCCTCCGCCCTGGCAATCGCCGCCTTAGCGGCCTCGATAGCGTCCGTGAACGGACTGTGAGAGAGGCGCGGCGCGGTCGCCACGACCGCCTTGAGCGCGGTCAGCGGGTCCGGTGGGCCTGCCTCCCGCACCTTCGCTCTGGCGTATTCCAGGGCCCGCTCAATTGTGCCCGTTGAGGCAAGTAGCGATGTAGGGCTGTAGATTTCGAACCGACCAGACGGCGTTTCCCATATTGCGAAATCGCCGATGTCGGTGATCTTCTTGTGAGCGGGCTTATCCATTGTTGCGACCCTCCAGTTCGCGCATAGCAGCTTCGGCGTCGTCCCGCGTCGGGTGCTGTTCGCCAACATAATCCTGGGCGGTGATGTCGAAGACACGGAACGGCGCATACTTGCCATCGCCTGCCAGATTGGATTCAGGGTAGGGGAATTCATGCCCATCCACACAGTAGCGGATACCATTCGGGTTGCTCATGCTGAATCGCCTTCCTGGCTGTTGACCTTGGACGCGACCCATTCCCAATAACCCAGGCGGGTTTCGTCGTTGCGCCAATCGCGGTCGCTGTAATCGGGGTGGTCCTGCCAGCGCCCGTACTTGGCTTCGAGGGACTGCGCGGTTTCGAGTGTGGTCGGTGCTGCACCGCCTTCCGCCTTGGCTATTGCTGCCTCGATCAGCCGCTGCGCCTCGGCCCATGGCTGGCGCTGCGTAAGCGGGCGCTCCAGCTCGCCACGGGCGCAGCGCATGACGGCTTGCAGCGCCGCCAGCATGTCGGGCGCTGCATCGCGGACCGGGTCAAACTCGGGCACAAGCTTGCTCTCGCTGGCAAGGCCGTAGAGCGTGACGGCAGGTGACAGAAAATCCCCGCCCTCGCTCATCCGAATATCGCGGGCGGCAATTTCCACTGTGTCCGGGTTTTCGAGCGAACCGGCATAGAGTTCGGTCACGGTGCTTTCGGCTTCTTCCTGGCTGAAGGCATCGACGTAGATCGTGGCGCACATCCAGACGTTGACGCCGTGGGATTCGGTTTCATTGGTCATGGTTCAAGCCTCCTGCGCTTCGGTGTAGAGGGCTGCGGCGTCTTCAATCCAGTCTTCGACGCCGCCAGGATCGAATTGTGTCAGCACTTGCGGCGGCGCTTGATACGCCTTGGTCGGGTTGAACGGGGCGCACAGGCCAGCGAAGGCCATGCCCTCATGAATTGCCTCGTCGGTTTTGGTTTCGGTGAGACGTGCAATCTCAAGAGCCATCGCAGACGCAAGGCCCTCGGCGGTTTTCTTGAATGACGCGGCGGCGGGCGATTCCAGTTCGTCCAGAGCGTCGAGCATTTCCATGAAATTCAGTTGTATGGACATCGGATTTCCTTTCTCGGTTGCCATGATTGGCGGGTTATTGGATCAGCGCAGACAAGAAATCATGCGCCTCATCGATAAGCGCGGGCAGGTCGTCGCCGACGATACACCACGGTCCATTCGAGCCGTCGCGGGTCGGCAATTCGGCTTCCTCGTGCGGCTCGACGCACATGAACGCGCCGGGGAAGTCTGTGTTGAGGCGGGGATCGCGCTCACCGACCTTCCATCCATAGGACTCAAGGAACCGCTTCTTTTCTTCTTTCGTTTCCATCGCGCTCACCATTCGTAGACGGGCAAGCCGTCAATTGGCGCTGCATCACGATCGAATAGAACGTGGTGGCATCCAAGCTTCGATGCGTGGTCAGCAATCGGTCGAAGGTCTTCATGCAGAAGATCATCCGGCGCTTGCGGCACCAGCCAAAACCAGCCGTATTCGAATTTGGCGACGGTGTAGCCACCGCTAACCTTGTCGAGCCATTCGACTGCGGCGGGTGAGATGTGCGCAGTTGAGGTGTCCAGGTATTTCCGCGAGTGATCAGCCATCGGTCCTGGCCTCCTTGATCGCCATCGTTGCCGGGTCGAGCGTGAGAAACTGGAAGCCTTTCCAATTGCCCGCCCCATAGGTGTCCATGACCTCCTGCCAAAAGGCCGGGGTGTCTGGCTCGCTCTCGCATTCGAAGGTGTCGGCGATGTCGGCCACGGCTTCGGCGCGGGTGCGGAAGGCGCGGGCGCTTTCCTCGTAATCGAAATTGTAGGTGACGAGGTAGATCAGGGTCAGGTCAGTCATTGCCCCACGCCTCCGCATCATCAAGCGCGGCCTGAATTGTGCCGTCGCTGTCATCGAACATGCCGCGCATTTGCTCGACCTGGAGCACAAGCTGGCCGATGACCGCTTTCGCCTCGGTAATTCGCGGGTCAGGGGCAGGGGTAGCATCCCGAATTGTCCGGGCTTCCCGCACCATGCACATGAAGGCTTCATACTCGCCGCAAAGCCGGTCGTCGCTCATGTCGCTGATGTATTCCTCGACATCGGAATAGACCGCAACATTGTCTTGGTTTTCCGGGTCGTTGAATTCATCCTCCGGCGTGGTGAATTGTGCCATGCGGTTGATGAAGGCGGCGGCGGGGTGCGAAACGTCCGGCGTCTCGATGGTGTGCTGCGTGACCTGCCATTGGCCCCAGGAGCCATCATTGTAGAAATCAAGGATCAAGTCTTGAGCTTCGCGCCAATCTCCGGGGTAGGGTAGACTCTCGCCGGTTTCGTCGTCATCCGGCCCATGACTGGCCCACTCGGCGCGCATCATTTCATCGGCATAGGCTTCCGCCTCGGTTTCCGTTGCAAACGGGCTTGGGAAGCAAGGCGGCTCGCCGCGCTCGGGGATGGTGGTGGTTACGATCCAGATTGAAGTTTTCATGTCGGTTTCCTTTTCGGTTTTCACGGTTGAGGGGCGGGCGGCACAATTGCCGCCCAGGTCATGCGGTGGGCTATGGGGGTGGCACGTCGCCATCCCCCTCAATTCCTGTTGGAATTGTTAAAGCGGCCACGGCCAGCAGGAAGGCGCGGCGGGTCATGGTATGACCTCGTAACCGTTCGCCGTGGCCCATTCTTTGGCGGCTTCCTTGCTGTCAAAGCCGCTGATCATGTCGCGGAATCCTGTCCAAGGCAGACGCATTACAGCCCATGTTCTGCCCTTGTGGAGCTTGGCGACTTTCTTCGGCTGATCACCCATGTTGAACAGCCCTCGCGCCCGTATTCGGATCACGGCCACAAATCTCGCGATACCTGGCTTTTGTGAGCCCGGCTTGTGTCAATTGGTCGGCTGACAACCAAGAGCCGCGATTATCGATTTCACGGATGGCGGCAATCTGATCGGAGCCACGCTCCCATGTTGCGCGGATGATGCAAGCGAATGTCGGGATATTTTTGACAGGGGAAAGCTTGGCCATGGTCACACCCTCCAATGATTGAGGGTTGCGGCGTTGAAGCTGCGGCGAATGTCATAGACTTCGCGCAGCACTTCGGGCGGCAAGCTCTGCGCTTGTTCGGGCGTCTGAATTGCATCCCAATCCACAGGCAGGGCCATAAGGGCGTCAACGAAATTCAGGGCCGCGCGCTGTGTGCGGAATCCGTCACTGTGCGCGCTGTATTGTGACGGCAGGTGCGAGACGAGGAATTTCGCGGGGTACACGGGGCAGCGGAACACAAGGAAGGCTCCAACGCGCTTTCCTGTAACTTCGGTGTCTGGCATCCCGATAAATGGCAGTGTGTGGGTTTCTCGTGGCATTTCGAATCCTTTCTGGTTCTCACAATTGAGACGGCGCGATTGCACCCATGACCGGCTCGAAAGCCGGTCGCGGCTGAAATCCGGCCTATGCGGCGACGACGCGGAATTGCCAAAGCCTGAATTTTGCTTCCATCCGGTCGCGGTGCTTGCGCTCACTTTCCCAGAAGGCCGGTGGCCATCTGTACCCATTGGCGCGCTGCCATGCGGCGGGCTCGCTGTCAAAGCGCGCGGCCTGGTCGCGGTCGAGTGTGTGCGCATGGCTGGTAAAGCCGAATCCTTCCGGCCAATATTCGACCGGCGCGCCGTTTGGCGGTTGCATCTCGATAATGAACATCTGAATTCCTTTCCTGAATTGAGGTTGATCAAGCGGTGGTTTCAAGCAATTGGCGCGCCGCCTCTTTCGCCTCACTCAGTCGCTTGTGGATGCTGGTTGTCACCCATGATCGAGACGCGCCGGGCGGCATCGGCCTTTCCCGGCAAAGCTGCCAATCCTGGGACCGATAGCGATGAATGATGAGCGGCGTTGCTTGCCCGTCATTGAGCACGGCATAGGCGATGGAATCGCCGCCCACGTCGCGCTCTCTGGAAACCGTTACCTGCATTTCAATTCCTTTCCTGGTCGCCACGATTGGCGGTTAAGAGATCCCCGCCGCGACCAGCACAAAGGCCGCGACAAAGAGAGAGATTGAAGCGAGGGCGAATAGGTCGCGGGCAATTGGCTCAATGTCCCGCCATATCAGCCGCGCGGCTTCCGTCCACGTTATGAGGCGTTCGTGTGCGCTTAGGATGTGGCAAAGGATCATTTCAGCGATACCAATAGGTTTCGCCGTCAACCTCAATTGACGAGTAATCGACGCGCAAATTTTCGGCGGTCGCTTCCCAATCAATGACGAGGTATGAAGGCGCGTCCCTTGGCATGCCGCCTATATCCTCGACTAGCTCGCGCATTGCATCGGTGAAATATCGTTCATGAATCAGTGTTCCGGGGAACCAATCGCCGCGCCATTGTTCGTCACCGCCATAGCCGCGCAATTCGTCGAGCATCTTTTCAAGGATTGCCAACTCGTCGGAATCCTCCGGATTTTCTTCCGCCCATTGATCTGGCGCGGGCGTTTCCGTGCCGTCCGGAGCGCCAATCACAAAGCCGTCCCGGTCGCTTTCCAGTTCTTCAAACCGTTCGATGATTTGGCGAATATCGAGCAAGTCGTCAGTGTCGAAAACGTAAGTGCTCATTGATCACACCCCCCAAACGCCGGAATCCATGCCGTTTGACCGGCCCGAATTCAGTTTGAATTTCAGCACATAGCCGCGCGGATCGCCGCCCGCGCTGGCATTGCCGCCGCCATAGGCCGCAAGAATTGCGTTGGCTTCCGTCTCGATTTTGGCTTTCGCCTTTTCCGCGCGGTCCTGGTCCGCTTCCGTCCATGATGCGAGCACGCGACCGGCTTTTGCGTCATAGCGATCGATTCCGTTGCATTGTTGCACCGCGACCCGCGCGGCGCGCTTGCCAAGCCGGATCAAGGATTCCGCGTCTTTGGCGATGCGATACGCGCTCAAGCCGTCGCCAATAAAATCGGTCTTTTCGCCGCGCGCGGTGTGATATGGGCCTTTGCCTTCCGTTGCCAGAACGGCGGCAAGCATGGTGGTGGGTTTCGGTTCATTTGCCATCGGTTCAATTCCTCAATTGGCGGCCACAATTGGCCAGGTTTCGGCTCTATCAGCCGGGAAACGCCGCCATGCGGTGACGTTGCCGGGGTGATAGGTGCGCGGCCCGGTGAAGACCGCGCGCCGTTGTCACAATCCGCGCGATCCGAGAAAGCCGCCCTCACCATCGCGGGCCCGGTAAAATGCTTGTGTCGCGTCGTGGTAAGCGGTCATTGCCGCGTCAACCGTTGCCGGGATTTCCTGGCCGCATTCAATGGCGCGATATGCGCCCCAACGGCCATCCGCGAAATGCGGCTTGCATGCCGCATCAAATGCAGTTCCGGCCGCGTCGGCGCGATCCTTGAGGCAACGCAAAGTCGGTTGCTCGACAATCGGCTTTCCGCCTTTGCCGATGGCCGCATTGACCACGCTTGAAATCATCTGTCTTAAACGGTTGGCCATGGTCATTCTCCAGAAATTGGGCAGTTGCGCGGATCGCTGCAAAAGCCTTGCCAATGCGCATCAAGGCGCGCCGCGTCCGTTGCGACGATCAAGAGCGAGTGACGGCCAGACGGACCGGCCAGCACAAACCGCCGTTCGTCGCCATCCGTGGCCGGTGTCGTCGTCAAGGTGACGCGGCCCCAATGAGTGCAAGCGTTCGGCGTGTCGACCAGAAAAGACCGGCGCGCGTCCGTGATTGTCGCGGGCTTGCTGGTTGCGGTTTCCATGGTCATTCGATCCCCACGCGCTTCAAGGAAAGCTTTTCGGCGACATCAAGCGGCTTCCCGTCAACTGTCGCTGTCAGCAGCTCGAGCCGGGCCGCGTCGAGACATTGCCGCACTTCGAAAACGCGCGATCCGATCCGCTTAGCGCGGCTTTCGATCTGGTCGCAAACCCGGTTCCAAGCGGCTTTCAGGTTGGCGGAAAGTTCCTCGTTCCCGGCGCACATTTCGCGCGCTTTGTCGGCGATCTGATTAGGTGTCATGGTTCATTCCCCCGCGCGGATTGTCAGGCCATCGACCAGAAAAGCCGATTTGCGAGCGATAGCGGCGCGCCGGTCATTCCGGCGGATTTTGCCGGGTTTGGAATTGGCGAACGTGTCGCGGCGGTTGCGGTCGGAATGTGTGAACATGGGTTTTCCTTTCGTGGTGCTCACAATTGAGCGGGATTGACCTAGCGGCCATGTCACGGCGCGAACGCGCGCGCCGTCACGATTGCGGCTAGTCGAGATAAGGATCGAGCAACGCCAGCCATATTTCGCGGCTTTCCCGGTCCGGTTCCCGGCTTTCCATCTTGTCGAATTCGTCGCGGATCGCGGTCGCGTCTTCACCTTGCAAATAGACGTTTCGCATAGGTGATCCGGCTTCACCGAAATGGAAGTTGTAAGCCAAACCATTGAACCATGAATCGACTTTGAAGCTATCAGCGCCAGCGCCGGATTTGTGGATTGTCACATAAGCCATGGTTCAATCCGTCCACTTGCTTGCAGTTTCACCATAGGCGCGCTGGCCATATGCGACCGCATCGCGGCGCAACCGAAAAAGTTTGGCGCTGCACTCACCTTCCGCATAGCAGAATGAATCAGCGCCGGGTGTCATCCATGCCAACCGCCAAAGGTCTGTCATGGTGTCGCGTTTCACGTAAAGGCGCGCGGTCATATCGGGCTGCAAGCCGCGATCCGGTGTCATGGTATATGGGCGCATGGTTTCGGTTCCTTGTTGGTTGCCACGGTTGGCAGGTTTCAAAAATCGCCTTCAATCAGGCCATACTCAAAGGCCACATATGCGGCCATAGCTTCCTCGCTTGCTTCGTCGGTGCCGACACATGTTGCAAAGGTCGCGCCAGCTGGTAGCGCATGATCAAGCGAGGCTTTGAAGCAATGGCCGGGCAGTTCGAACCGCTCCAGAATGCGAACGCTCGAGCCTGACAGTTCGACAAGCAAAAAAGGCGCAAGAGAAATGCGGCTTCCGTCAACGTCAATGAATGACTGACCTTTACCGTTGCCGCGCGCGGTCGCGTCCCAAAAACAGTTTATAGAATCTTCCGTCTCGCATGGTGGCAACGTTGCCGCTTTGTCAGCGGCATATGATCCGGTTGCGAGTGTTGCTAGAATGGCGGTTGCGAGTAGCTGGCGCATGGTGTCAGCCTTCCGTCACGTTCTGGAAAAGATGCGGGATACGGGATGCGGCGCGCATGGCGCTTTCGACCGTAGGAAAGGACGGGTCGCGCCATATGCCGATACCCGCGTTTTCTTCCGTCCGCCATGAATACCGCGTGACGGTTGCGCCCTTGCGCTTTGTCCGGAACGGAACCAGCTTGACCGGGATGAAACCGGCGTAGGTGTCGTTAAAGGATGCGGTTGCAGCTTGTGCCATGATCGAATGTTCCTAAATGGTGGCCACGTTTGGCCTGTTTCGATATGTTCAATCTAAGCGAAAGTTGCAAGTTATGCAACAAAATAATGTGGTCAAACGCGCTTTTTCTCGACCCGCTCAAAACCCCGTCAAGGAAAAAGTGCATGGATCAAGCGCGCGCCAGGAAGGCGCGCTTTTCCCGGTTTCGCTTATATGTCAGCAACATAACCGGACCAGCCCGGAACCTGTAACAAAACGTGAGGTTGCGAGGACTTGCGGAAACGCTGAAAATCAGTTTTCTTTCGCGCATCCCCTATAAATAGTGCTCTTCATGATGACCGTGCAAAGACTTGACAAGCGCCATCAGGCGCGCTTGCACAAGGTCAGCCTTTCAATGCGTCGACAAGAAAATCTCCAGATATAAAGAAAGAGAGCGGGCCGCGCGTTCGAATGGCTCTTTGCGTCTTGTCCCGAAAATGTCCCGCTCTTGTCCCGGTTTTGTCCGGGCTTTTTTGTGCCTGAAAACCAGCATGGAAAGAGCCGGTTCAACTGGCGATAGGTGCGCGCCTTTCATGGTGCGAATCACCGCGCGCTGTTCGATAGGTGCGCAACGCAATGTCAACGGTTTTCGAACCTCGCTTTTACCTATCGTCACGGCCATGAAACAACGCCGAATGGGCAATGAAAAAAAAGCGCTTGCCCGAATACGGTAGTTTGACGGTTGATGCATGACATGCAACCGCTTGAAACGGTTCGGCTTATGGCTTTCGCTGGCCATGGCCTGACCTATGCCACGCGCCTCGCATCTTGCTCTTTCCGCAACAAGGGCGCTTGACGGACCGGCCAAACCCGGCATATCCATCAGCCATAGGCGAAAGCCGCGACCGGCAAGGACCGGACCGGCCACCAGCTGAAACACCCCATATCACGCGATGCAAGCGCGCCACGCCAGCGCCAGCCAGGCCCCATGCTCACATCAGGGCAGGGCGGGCCGCTGGTGCGGGCTCTCGCTCTGCTGTACCCCCGGTCATGGCGACGCTGTAGCGCGCGCTGATGGGCGAATGCGCAGCGATATGAAGGCGTTAAGGGACCGTACGACCCTCGGCGAGGACGCGGGGCGCAGCACCCCGATCTATCGCCGAAGTTATGTTTCTATAAGGGCTTCTTCTGAGAGGCCCGCCGACGATAAGAATTTCTGATGGGTTGGCCCATTTGCACAGCTTCATGGTGCCGCGCCTTCCTTTCGGACCCCGGCCGGTTTGGGGTTATGACGGATGTCCTCGTGGGTGCAGAGCCCAACGCTGGCGCGGCCTGCTTTCGAGCAGCAACGATATGCGTTAAGGGCGTCAAGCCGGCCTGAGATCTAGGAGATGCACATGGCCCGCGGGCTGAAGGTCGACGCCAAGATTGAGAGGCTGCACGAGATGCAGGCGCTGGTGCGCCGGCTGCAGAACCTCAACATGGCTGTCCCGGCCGCTCGCGGTTTGAATGAGCACGCTTCTGAGCAACGCAGGCAGTCGATCACGCGGATCACCAACTTCACGGGGATCCCGAGCGGTCGAGTGTCGGGCGGGATGACTGTGAAGCCTGCTGTCCCGGCGCCGTCGATGACGGCTACGGTCGAGAGCAGGGACAAAGCGATTTCGCTGGGTGAGTACGGCAACCCCTCGTGGTCGCGTTCGATGGCCGGAGCCCAGGCAACAGCATGGAACCGGCGGCAAGTCTTCCCGGGAACCTTCGTGGCGAAAGGTGAGGTGATGTCCAGGCAGGGCAAGTCTCGCTACCCGCTGCAGAAACTCTACGGCCCGGTCATCCCGAACGAGCTTTCGAAGCCGTCGCGGCCGAACGTGCCGGCGGCCGAGGCTTTTCTGGCACTCGATCTTGAGAAGAGGATCACGCGGCACATCATTGTCGCGCTCGGAACCTGATGCCCCGAAAAAAAGATGAAGGGGCCGAGACGATCGGCCCGAGCACTGGATTGCAGCGATATGTGACCCGGAAGCAGATGGCTGCGCTCATGGATATGAGCGACCGGAAGCTGACCGATCTGGTTTCGATGGGCCTTGCGGTGCAGGGGCCGACGAACCGGCAGTTCGATGCGCTGAAGACGATCCACAACTACATCGGCCACCTGCGGAAGCAGGCAGCTGGGCGAGCAACATCGAACGGGATGAACCTGTCTGATGTCCGCGCTGAGCGTGAGGCTGTCGAAAAGGAGATTTCGGAAGTCAAACTCGCGAGGCTGAGGGATGAAGTGTTGCTCGTCAGCGAGGTTTCCGAAGCCTGGTCCGCTTTCGCGGGCAAGGTGAGGCAGGCGTTTCTGGCGATGCCGGGCAAAATGCGGGCGACAATCCCGCATATGACCGCCCACGACGCCGAAACTGTCAAGAGATTGTGCCGCGACGAACTGAAGGACTTGGCCAACGAGGTCGAGGACACAGTCATCGGCGGTGACAGGAAGGACATCGAGAGTGGCAAGCGACGCCGTTAATCGGCTGTTTGGCAGCGTCTCGAAGGCGCTCCGGCCGCCAGAACTGCTTTCCTACAGCGATTGGGCGATGGAAAACTTTCGCCTGGCCGGAAACACTGCGGCGAAGGGCCGTTTTCGTCCGTGGAAGTTCCAGCGCGGAATTCTGGATGCGATCGGGGATCCGCTGATCGAGCGGGTGACAGTCATCAAGTCGGCTCGAACCGGCTTCACGGTCAGCCTGGTTGCCGCGATCGGCGCGGCGGCGGCGAATGACCCGGGTCCAATCATTCTGTTGATGCCGACAGATGATGACGCGCGCGGTATTGTGGTCGACGAGATCGATCCGGCCTTTCGGGAATCGCCGGCGCTTCGATCACTGATGCAGACCGGCCGCTTCGACGGCCGGAATACGCTGACCCAGCGGGCGATGCTGGGCGGCGGCACGTTGAAGGTCATCTCGGCCAGGGCGCCGCGCAACCTGCGCCGGCATACGACGCGGTTTTTGTTCTGCGACGAAGTCGACGGCATGGAGGTCACCAAAGAAGGTGACCCGATCGTGCTCGCTGAAAAGCGGACGATCTCGTATCCGGATCGCAAGATTGTGATCGGGTCCACGCCGACGGACGAAGCCACGTCGATCGTGCTCGTGAAGTACGGGGAATCGGATCAGCGGATCTTCGAGATCCCCTGCATGCAATGCGGAGACCTCTTCGAGCTTCTTTGGGAGAACATCGACTGGACTCCCGGGAAGCCGAAAACCGCGGTTTGCGTCTGTCCGTCGTGCGGCAACCCGATCGAGGAAAAGCACAAGCCTGAGATGGTCGAGGCCGGCGAATGGCGGGCCACGGCTCCGGAAATCGAGCGGCATGCCGGGTTCCGGATGAACGCCCTGATTTCGCAGTTCTCGAACGTGTCCTGGGCAAACTTGGTCGAGGAATTCGAGAAGGCGGAAAAGGCTGGGCCTGCTGCCATGCAGGTGTTCGTGAACACCAATCTGGGCAAGGTCTGGTCAACGACTATCAGTTACGTCAGCCAGAGCCAGCTTTTGGCTCGGGCCGAGGATTGGGGCATCCAGTGGAGCAACGAAGATGGCTGCTGGCGCGAGGACATCCCGCAGGATGTGGCCTATATCACTGCCGGCGTTGACGTCCAGGTTGACAGGTTCGAGATCACGTTCATCGGTCATTCGGCGAGTGAGCGCTTCATCCTTGGGCATCACGTCGTTTGGGGCGGCACGAACCTCGACACGACATGGGAAGAACTGCATTCGGTCCTGACTACGACGTGGCGCCATCCTCTGGGCGGCCAGATCGGGATTTCAGCATCGGCCATCGACTCCGGTGACGGCGGACGGACGCAATTTGTCTACGATTACTGCGAGCGTACCCAGGGGCTGAAGATCGTGGCGATCAAGGGCCGCGAAGGACCGATCAAGGTGATCGAGGCAAGCAAAACGCGGCGGCGCAACAGGACGGCGCCGCTCTATATCGTCGGCGTCGACCAGGTCAAAACCGACATTCTGGTAACGCTGCCGCTCGAGCGCGGCAAGTCGCAGTGTTTTCGGTTCTCGAACACGCTCTCGGAAGAGTGGTTCCGGCAGGTGACGTCGGAACGCAGGGTGGTGAAGATCAAGAAGGGCAATTCGGCCAAGGCCGGGCGCCCCGAAGTGGTGTTTGAGCGCATTTCCGGCCGAAAGGCAGAAGCGCTCGATACCGTGGTTTACGGCTTGGCCGTGAAATACCTCGTCAAATTTGATTTCGAAACGCGCTACGCGGAGCTCAAGGGCAAACCCGTCGAACGGGTCAGCTTCAGAGACCTCGGCAAGCGCCTGAATAGGTGACTTTGTGGCTTCTGGGAACATCATTTCGAGGGCGTGGAACCGCCTCTCTGGTGGCGTCAGCGGCTCAAGCAAGAGCCCTATGGCTGCCTTTTTTCAGAATGGCGTCAATCCACTTATGGTGTCTTGGCGTCCGCAGCTGCGTGAGACGTCTGACGACATCGGAAAGTCCTGGGAAGTGGCGGCGGCCCGTGCCGTTGAATCCATCCAGAACTCAGGTTTCATCGCTCGAGCCGTAGAGGTGGCCGCCGGCGCCACCGTGGGGTCCGGGTTGCGTATTTCTGTCCGCCCTGACGCCGTTGGTCTGGGGTGGGATCAGGAAAAGGCTACAAAGTGGGCAAACAAGGTCGAAAGCCGGTTCCGCGCCTGGGCTGAGAGCCCGACTGAGTGCGACGCTGGCGGGAAAATGACGTTCTACCAGATGCAGCAAGCCGCTTTTGGCTGCTTTCTGGCCTATGGAGAGGTCTTCGGGATGCTCCCGATGATCAAAAGGTTCAATTCCGGCACAGTGACGAAGGTCAAATTGCTTCCGCCGAGCCGGCTGATCAACAAGAATGAGCCCCACAACAACATCGTCAACGGTGTCAAAACGGACAGTTGGGGGTTCCCGCTGACCTATTATTACCGGGAAAAGTACGAAATTGGCTCAAAAGAGACGCCAATTCGGGCTTTCGACGCCGATGGTCGCCCGAATGTGCTCCATTACTACCTGCCATCGATCGCGGTGAACCGCGGCATCTCTCCCTTGGCGCCTGTCCTCAAGGTTGTTCGTCAGGTTGACCAGTATGCCGACGCCACACTGACGAGCGCGCTGATCCAGACAATCTTTGCAGCCACGCTCAAGACGAACGTCACCGGGTTGGGTGTTTTTGACGGCCTGATGACCGACAAGGACAAGGGCGAACTGGACCTCAAGGCGTTTATGGGCGCCAAGGGCGAATTCTATGATGGGGCCGGTATCGATCTGACCCAACATGGCCGGATTGCTCAGCTGTTCCCGAACGACGAGCTCGATTTCGTCGAAGCAAAACAGCCTGGTCAGCAATATGACCAGTTCATGGGCTGGCTGCTGCGCGAGATCTGCGCCGGGATCGGTGTCACCTACGAAGGCGGCACCGGCGACTTCCGAGGCGCAACCTATTCCTCGGTTCGTATGGCCGGCGCCATCGAATGGCTGATCGTTCTGCGCCGCCGAACCAACATTGTGGTTCCGTTTTGCAAGGCAATCTTCGAAGCGTGGCTCGAGGAAGAGATCGGGACCGGCCGAATTGAATTCGAAGGCGGGCTCGACGCCTACCTTGAAAAGAAAGCGTTCGCCGCGCGCACGACTTGGACGGGCCCGGCCCGCCCGCAGGCCGACGAGTTTAAAGCCGCGCGCGCACATGAAGTCCTGAAGGATATGGGCGCGACATCGCTGTCGAACATCGCGGAAGATTACGGCTGGGATATCGAGGATCTGATGGCGGCTCAGAAGGCCGAAAACGATCTCGCCGAAAGCCTTGGTCTGCCGCTGCCGTGGTCGCCGAAAGACATTCTTGAGACCAAAGAGGGTTTGGATCTTGAGTTGAACGCGCCGCCGGACAGTGACGATCCGAACGATCGGAAGAACCGCAAAGGAGGCAAAAAGCCGCGTCGCAAGGGCGCTGGCCGCACTCCGGGCGACAGCGAACCGAACAACAGCGATGCCTTGAATGCGGCTTTGGAATCTGAGTTGGAGGCTGACCTCGATGGCGACTGAATACAGGGTCCGAGAGGCGCGCGTAGAAGTCTGCAACGGCTATAGATGCTGGCATGAACGTATGTTTATCGCCGAACGCCGTGTCACACTTTTTGGTGTGAAGTTATGGTGGTTCCCGGTCATCGACGGTGAGTGGCGAGCAGATGCGTATAGCGCACTCCAAGACGCCGGCCGCGACTTTGATCTCCGCTTGCCGCTCGCATCTCCCGAGATTTTCCGGGTTAAGTCGGAGGTTAGCCTCAATGGCTATTGATTACACAGCGCTCTTCGGTGCCGAGGAATATGACCCTTGCGCTGCTCTTGTGGTGCTGCGCCCGGCTTTGATGAAGCTGCTCGCAGAGGGCGGCATCGCCGTTGTGCATTTTCGTGACCGCAAGGTCGAGTATCACCGACGCGAAACCGGAGCGCTCGAGGCCCTGGTCAAGCAACTTGAAGCCGACTGCGCCGCAAAGCGCGGGCGCGCATCACCGCGCCGCGCGATCACCGCAGGCGCGCGTATTGACCGGCGAGGACCGTGGACATGAGAATTCTTGATGCTGGCGCTTCAGTTCCTTGGGCTATCGTGCCCGCGAAGCTGGAAGAGATGATCGATATCGCCGATCGGACCAGCGAAATCGCGCCCGAAACCTTGGCCGCCTACCGCGCCGAGCAAGCAGACCGGGGCGAGCGGCTGCAGATCCGCGGCGACGTCGGGGTTCTGAATGTTGAAGGGCCGCTATTCAAGAAGGCCAACCTCTTTACCGCGATGTCTGGCGCCACCTCATACGAGATGCTGCGCCGTGATCTGCAGGTGGCGATCGACGACCCATCTATTTCGGGGATCATGTTGTCGATTTCTTCGCCCGGTGGAGAGGCATTCGGTTGCGATGAGCTCGCCCAGGCGGTCTTCGCCGCACGGAAGACCAAGCCGATCCACGCTTACATCAGCGGTCAAGCATGTTCCGGCGGATACTGGATTGCTTCGGCAGCTTCCCGGGTGACTGTTTCAGACATCGCCATGTTGGGTTCGATCGGCGTCGTCATGGGCATGGAGAAGCGCACGAACGATGCCGCTCGCGGCATCGAGCGTTTTGAGTTTGTGTCGTCGCAGTCTCCCGGCAAGCGTCCGGATCCTTCTAGCGATGACGGCAAAGCACAGATCCAGAAGACCGTTGACGACATGGCCGCTGTATTTGTCGAAGCCGTGGCCAAGCACCGCGGCGTGAGTGTCGACGACGTCATCAAGAAATTCGGCGCCGGTGGCGTCGAGATCGGGGCAAACGCGGTTTCCGCAGGCATGGCCGACGCCGTCGGTCAGTTTGAGGACGCCTTGGCCGCCCTTTCCAAGCGCGACCGGAGTGGTCGTTCGCAGTCACGCTCCAACGGAGGTTTTTCCATGAGCACTACCAACAACGGACCGGCGACGACGAACGACGCCGAAGCCATCGCCCAGGCAGAGGCCAAGGCCCGCGCTGAAACCCAGACCCGCATCAAGGCAATTCTCGCCTCGGACGAAGGCAAGAAAAACCCGACCCTGGCCGAACATCTGGCCTACGACACCAGCATGGATGTCGCGGCCGCCAAGGCGATCATGATCGCCGCTGGCCCCGCTGCGCCCGCCGCCGGTGCATCCGCACCGAAGGACGCTCCCGAGACCTATGAGCAGCGTAAGGAACGCACCGGTGCCAGCGGCCTCGGCGCACCCGACACGCTCGACCAGGACAAGCCGGCTTCGGCGGGCTGGGGCAAAGCGGTCGCCCATGCCAACCGCGGCACCCACTAAGGGTCCGCAGGTTCAACCCCATTCATAACGGAGTAAGTTATGTCGACAGTTCTCACTGAAGGTCTTCGTCCGGGCGAGTTCATCATGAACGAAGACCCGGGTAACCGGAGCCGCGAAGCCGTGACTATCGCTGCGGAGCAGACGGTCACGCCCAACATGGTCCTTGGCAAGATCGCGGTTGCAGCCGGGGTGTTCGTCACTCAGGCATTTTCAGGCACTGGCAACGGCGTTCTCACCGTCGCTGACCCTGCCGTTTCCTCAAAGGTGAAAGACGGCGATTACACAGTCGTTTGCGTCACCGCCGCTTCGAATGGCGGCACGTTCCGGGTCGAAGACCCGAACGGCAAGAGCATCGGAAACGCCACCGTTGGGGCTGCTTTCGACAAGGAAATCAAGTTCACCATCGCCGATGGTGCGACTGACTTCGTTGTCGGAGACACCTTCACGATCTCGGTCGCTGCAGATGCCGAAGACTACCAGTACGTGCCGTTTGATCAGGATGGCACCGACGGATCTGAGGTTCCTGCCGGTATCGCCATCTACGGTGTAACGACTGGTGTCGGTGAAACGGCCGCAATCACTGCGATCGTCCGCGGCTGCCAGGCGAATGGCAACTGCATCGCCTGGCCGTCCGACATCACAGCGCCTGAGAAGGCGAATGCCAATCAGGCCCTCGAAGCGCTGGGCATCATCGTCCGGTACTAACTCGCATCGTCGGTAGCGCACGCTGCCATCTGTCTATCAGCCCGGCATCGCCGGGTTTTTTTATGGGAAACTGAAATGTCTGATATTCTCGACATCTTCGACGGCGATGCGTTCTCCGTCACCACAATGTCCGACGCTATGCGTGAGGTGAAATACGTACCAGGTTTCATCTCCAAGTCTGGCATCTTCCAGACCACCTCGATCGATACGCTGGACATCGCGATCGAAAAGGATGCGGCACAAAACATCTTCATCGTGCCGGCGTCGCCGCGCGGCTCACCGGGTAAGACCTTCGGGAAAAACCGTCGCACCATGCGCCGGCTCGCCGTGCCGCACTTCCAGGTCGATGACGCCATCCTTGCTGATGAAGTGCAGAGCATCCGGGCCTTTGGCACGGCCCGCGCTGTCGAAACCTTCCAGGGTCGCATTGCCCAGCGCGCAACCGATATTCGCCAGTCGTTCGCACTGACTGAGGAATATCACAAGCTCACCGTCGTCACCAAAGGGCAGTTGCTGGATGAAGACGGCTCCGTCCTTTACGACTATTTCGACGAAATGGGCGAGTCTCAGTCCAATCCCGTCGATTGGGATCTGGATGCAGCCAACCCTGCCGGTGGAGTGCTGCGGGAAAAGGCGACGGCCCTTAGCCGCGCGATGGGCTCAAGTCTTGATGGGCTGCCGTTCTCCGGGATCATGGCGCTGTGTGGTGATGATTTCTGGGACGCCCTGATCAAGCACAAGGAAGTCCGAGAGACGTATCAGGGCTACTCGGCCGCGGCCACCCTTCGCCAAGCCACCATCAACGTCGACAATTCGAGCGCCGCAACTGGTGCTTGGGGCATGTTCCCGCTGTTCGACATCAATTGGGTCAACTATCGCGGTGGCCTTGATGTCGGCATCGCGGATGACGAGGTCAAGTTTGTGCCGCTCGGCGTACCTGGCCTGTTCCGGTCAATCTTCGCTCCGGCAGACTATATCGAAACGGTCAACACCATGGGCCTCGAGATGTATGTCAAGCAGTACCGGATGCCCAACGACAAGGGCATCAACGTGGAATACCAGAACAACGTCATCCACTACTGCACCCGCCCGCGCGTCCTGATGCGCGGAACCCTGTCGTAAGCTTTAAGGGACCGCAATGCCAAGCATCTTCGCAGATCTCGAGCGCCTGGCTACTGGTGCCATTGATGATGTGTACGGGGAAACCGTGCGTGTCACCGGCATGAAGCCAGGCGCTGGTGACTACGGAGGCGAGGCCGAAGATGATGGCCGTCCGTCATTCGACGTGACGGCCATCCCCGATTTTAATCCCGTCGCAGCGACGGTTACGGATGAGGGCCAGTTCGATGGTCGCCAGCCGTTCGTTGCTGCGGAGCGGGTTCATGTCTCCATCGATGCGGCTGTCCTGAATTGGATGCCGCGGAAGCATGACAAGATTTCCCTCATTTCTCGATCGCCGGTCGAGCACTTCGTTCTGAGCCGCGAGCCGGATGAAGACGGCCTCGGCCGCATCGTTTGCGTGTGTGTGCCGGCATGAGTATCGCGTCACAAGCTATCATCACGACGGCTCGCAAGCTGATCACCGGAGCCACCTGGGCCGGCACAAACGTCGAGGAATCGCCGATCGATCCGGTCGACGGATTGGTGAACAAGGCCGCGGAAGGTGAGGTTCTTCCCTATATCGCGGTCTACATCGAGCGCATGACGGCGAAAGATGATGGTGGCGCCGGTGATGCAGATCTGAAAGTCTACATCTACCTACCGCCGAACAGGGTGAAGATGCCTGATGGCGAGGCTTTCTCGCCGAGCCGCAAGAACTCCGGCATGACACTGAATATCATCACCCGGCAGGTCGAAAACGCGCTGGCGAAGACAGTTGAGCCGTGGTCGGAAATCTGGCGGAAGCTTGTCCTATCAATTGGCGACCGGACCTACCGGCAGATTCTCATTGAACACGAATCAGGCGTTCGAGTCCCGGCGGTGGAGCTCTCTCTTGCTCTCACCGTGTTGCGGGAGCCGGAAATTGGCTCTCCGCTGTCGCAAACCTACCAGCTTCTGGATGCGGCGTTGCGCGCCAATGGCGACGAGGCGGTAGCCGACGTCTTCAAGGCCGCGATCGAGAACCCTGCGGACCTCGAATCCTATCAGGATGCGGCCATGCAGTTGCACATGACTTCGGCAGCCATCGAAGGGCTGGGCATTGGCCCGGTCACGCCGGACGCAGTCGACGAAGAAGGCGCTATCCCTGTGCTGGCCGATACAGACCTTATCGACCCGGAGCCGGAAGATGAATGACCTTGGTGACATCATCGCCGAAGCCATCACACCGCTGATCGACGCGATCGTTGAGCACGATCGCCGTCTCGGCGCCACTGACTGGCGCGGTAAGGTGACAGACGTCGACGCCGCGAAGAAGCTGGCCAGGATCGAGATCGGAAAGAACTCGGATGGCGATGTGATCAAGTCGCCGTGGCTGCCGTACTCGCAGACTGCCGGCGCCCTGAAGGTTCACTCACCGCCGAGTGTTGGGCAGACAATGACGATCCGTGGCAGCACGGGCGACATCGAGCAGGGAGCGCTCGAGCCGTTTCACTGGAGCGATGATAACCAGTCTCCGTCTGACAGTGAGGATGAGCGCGTTCTGACATTTGGGTCTGTGCGGGCGGCTCTGACTGCCGATGGCATTCACATCACCGGGAAATTTCGCGTCACTGGAGATGTCGACTTCGATGGCGGGCACGTCACGTCGAATGGAAAGAAGATCGACGACACCCACAAACACATCAACGTCGAACCCGGCCTCGGTGTCAGCGGTATCCCGGAGTAAGGAGGATCTGATGAAAGATTATCTCGTCACGGAGCGGGCTGGCGCCGAAGTCGCCGGCATCCGCAACCCAGGCATCAATGAGACCGTTCACCTGACCGATCTGGCGGCCGAACACCCGCTGCGGCTTGGGCATATCGTTCCCGTAGCAGAACGCACCGTTGAATCGGAGGCGTCTCAGGCGTCGCCCGTACCACGCAAGCGCGGCAGAGGGCGCCGGAAATGAGCGGCATCGACGCGCGGACTGGTCGCCCTCTTGAGGGGTTCGCCCATGTCCTGCAATCCATCGAGAAGATTCTGACCACTCCGCTTGGGCCTCGTGTGATGCGCCCTTGGTTCGGCAACCCGGGCCTGCGTCTTCTCGGTGAGAACATGACCGCCGAGACGATTCTGCGCTGGGCGGCGATCACATGGGCTTTGATCGACCTGTTCGAGCCGAGGTTCAAAGTGACCAGGTTCGATGCGAAAGATCTCACCCGTGGCGGTGTCGCCGACATGCCCATGGACGGGCTCTATCGCCCATACGGCCATCTCGATTTCGAGCAGGCCCGCGCCTTCATCTCTTTCTCAAACGGATCCCTCGTGATCACGTCCGGTGTCTGACATGACCTCCTACGCGCCGACCACGATTGACCTGACTCGCATAGCTGCCCCGACTGCAATCGAAGAGCTCGATTACGAAGCGCTGCTCGCGGCATACAAGACTCGGTTTCAAGCGTTCTGGGCAGATGCGCGCGCGATCGACGACACGCTACCGGATTACGATGTCTCGATGCTTGAGACGGACCCGGCGATCATCATTGGCGAGGCGTGGTCCTACATCCGTCTGCTCGATCGCCAGCGTGTCAACGACGGCATCAAAGCTCTTCTTGGGCCGCTCTCGACGGGTACGAATCTCGACAATCTGGTGGCCGGCAGAAACATTGAGCGCCTGACGATTGTCGCGGCGACGGGCAACACGCCGGCGGTGCTGGAAAGCGATTTTCAGCTTCTGCGCCGATACCTGCTGTCGTTTGATGCCCAGGCATCGGGATCGGCGGGTCGGTATCTTTTCGACGCCTATGCGGCTTGGCCTGCCATGCTTGACGCCCGGGTGATCGGGTTCGACATCCATGGTCGCCGTGGCGACACCGATGTCGTGATCATCGGCCCGGCCGGCGCGCTACCGACAGACGAGCAGCGCGCTGCGGTGAGCGCCGCGGTGCGTCATGTCAATCGGATGCCGGAAGGCGTGGCAATCTCGATCCTGGCGGCAACGCGGGTTGAGTACGACGTTGACCTGACGATTGAAGTGCCGGCGATAGGCCCGGCGCCGGCCGTCCTCGTGGCGGAAGCAACGACGCGAGTGCGTGCCGCGGGTGACGATCGGACGCTGATCGGTGGCGAAGTGCCGGCTGGGTTCATGGCGGGTGCGGCTTACGGGCCGAACATTTTGAAGGTGCGCGACAATGCACCGGTGGCGCTCGATCCCGATCCTTACAAGGTGCCGGTGCTTGGTACGATCACAATTGGGTTTGAGGTGCGCGGATGAGCATCGTCGGCGACATCCTGCCCGGCAATTCGGACACGTTTGAAAAGGCGCTGGCGCATGCCATGTCCGATGAACTGCCCGTGCCTTACGAGCAGATCATGGACCCGTATCAGACGCCGGTTGCCTGGCTGCCCTGGCTGGCCGCGCATTATTCGGTCGACCTCTGGTTTGACGATTGGCCCGTCGCCACAAAGCGCGAAATGATCGCGCAGTCCGCCGGCCTGTCCGAGACCTATCCGGGCGAACAGCTTGGCGACCTCAAGGGCACGTTCGAGGGGCTGAAGCGGTATCTCTGGTTCGTCGGCGCCACCGTGATCGATCGGGTTGCCTACCCGGCAAAGTTCGTCATCGGGCAGTCGGCCGTCGGCATCAACCCGATCCAACACCCGCCCTACAAGGCGCGGTATCTGATCAAGGTGACGCTCGATATGCCGGGCAATGCGTTCGTCATCGGCCGGTCTGCGGTTGGTATAGCCGCAACCCGACCGCCGTCCCGCGAACCGATCATCCGCGCCAAGCGCGCCGCGCGAATCGCGAAGTTCGAGCACGCCGAATACACAGTTTCATTCACGCACCGCCGCAAGCTTCGGTTTGGCGATGCACCGCTTCTCGATGGCAGCCTGACCTTTGGCTCCTTCGTTGATCGAACCTCGCTGACCTAGAGGGCACCATGCACAAGACAGTGAATTTTACCTACGCCGAAATTGCTACGGCGGCGGACTGGACGGCTATCGGCACTTACGGCCGCGAGGCGGTGGATGGGATCACCGGCACCGCGATCGGTTGGCCGAACCATTGGGGCCGGATGACGGTTGCCCAGCAGTCGACAACGCAGATTTCGATCACCGCAGGCGAGCTTTATGACGACGGCGTCGTTTATCGGATGGACGAGGCGGCGACGCTTGATCTGCAGACCTATTCGCCGGTGATCGTCACCGACGATCGATGGCTGGCGATCATCGCCCGCCCGGCAACCGATACCGTCAATGCGCTGCGCAGTGTCGAAACCGGCGAGCAGCCGCTTGTCGAGAGCGTGCCGGTTGAAACTAGCGTGTCGAAGGTCAGCCGACGCTACGTGACATTCGTGGTGCAGGCAGGGCTGATCGGCCCGGCGCCGCAGGCCAAGCCGACGGTCAATGCGGGCGACACCGCCGTTGCCTATGTGCGGATTACCACCGCGGGCATTCAGGAGATCGTGCCGGGCGAAAACTGGCGCATCAAATCGGTCTATGAACTTGACGGACGGATCACCGTGCTTGAGGGCCGGCTTGATCTAACCATCCAGCGCACCGCCACGCTTGAAACCGACCTCGCCAACGTATCGGCCCGGCTGCGCGATATTCCGCGGCCCGAAATCATCCAGCAGATGCAGCGCGATCTGGGTGCAACCCGGCGACAGCTTGATCTTCCCGACACCGCGCGGGCCTACTGGTTTGACCAGGGCTTGAAGCAGGACGAATGGGACAAGCAGCACGCCGACTGGCTGGCCCGCATCCGTGAGGGCGTGCGGTTCGGCTATGCGCAGATCGTGGACGCGCAGATGGCGCTGGCCACGCCGGCCGATCCGAAGCTGACTATCCGCGATAGCTTGGCGCTACCGGCCTTCACCGAGGAAGTCCGCATCGAAGTCGACGGCAGCGGCGGCACCAAGGACATTTCCGACCAGGTGCATTCAGTCGAAACCGCGGTGCAGCGGACCGTATCGGGCACGTCGATTTCCTATGGCGCGTCCTTTGTCGCATGCGAGAACTATGCGGGATGGGAAGACCTCGGATCGGTCCACGTTGGCGACACGTTCAACGTCGACGGTCAGACGTATGTCTCATCCGGCCTCGCCACGGGCAATCTTGCGACGGCTGACGGGCAGACGGCGGATTGGGTATCTTACAACTCCAACCCCGCGACGGAAGGCCATAAGGGCTACACGGTCCAGCAGGTGCGGTACGAAACCTGGTCGTCGACCTATTGGGACTATCACGTCGAGGAATTCGGCGTGAACGGCTCGATTTACGGTCAGACATTCCTGATTTCGCAGACAATGATCGCCACCTCGATCGACCTGAAGGTCTCGCGCGTCGGCTCTACCGGCAACATCAACCTGTTCGTCTGCGAAGTGGACGCCACCGGTGCGCCGCAGTTTGAAAAGGTGGTCGCCAATTCGGTGCTTACGCCGGCGCAGCTTTCGGTCGGGTGGGTATCCTTCCCGCTGGCGCAGCCGACGCTGTTTGAGGCCGGCAAGCGTTTCGCTTGGTACACGGTCACAGTCGGCAACCATGCGCTCAACACGGTTTCGGGCAACAAGTTTGCGCAGGGCAGCTTGTTCTGGGCAACTGACGGCGTTTGGGCGCAGGGCGACAATCTCAACGACTTCTGCTTCCGCATCAAGGCGGCGAAGTTTGCATCGACCCGCACCGTTATCGACTTCGCGCCGCTGTCCTGCCCAGATGGGATGTCGGAGATCCAGTTGCTCTATTCGGGCTTTGCTCCGGCCGGCACTGCCGTTGCATGGGAGATTAAGCCGGTTGGCGACGATACCTGGTATCCGATCCTGACCGGCGATCCGGCCCCGCTTGTGGGGCTGCCTGCCCAGGTCGGGTTGCGGCTGACGATGATCGGCACAACCGATCTGGCTCCGGCGATCAAGCTGGACAACACGGCACGCGGCGTGGCGATGCGTATCCGCACATCGGCGGTGGCGGTTTCGGATGAACTGGCGCTCGGCGTTTCCTCGGAAACGATCGTGGTTGTCACGACGATGGACAACTTCGATGCGGCCGACAACACCTATGCCGCGACGATCATCGCGGGCGGCTCCACGCACACAGCCGACACCACCGAGATCGAGGTCGATTACTTCCGGCCGAAACGCCGCAAGATCATCTCGACGTTTGATCTGACGGGATCGGCCGTTTCGGCGGTGCGGGTGCGTCCGACCATGACGACGGCGAACGTCACCAAAGCCTGCTTCGTGCAGGACATTTCAATGCACGCGCTTTGAGGATTGAACCATGGCTAAGTCAGCAACCCCGGTATACGAGCCGGAGGCCGAGTACAAGGTGAAACTGGCCCGGCCGGTTACGATTGCGGGCGGGCGCGTGTTGCGTCCGCTCAATGAGCACATCTTCCGCGGCGCGTATCTGACCAAGCTGGTCGCAAAGGAGGGCAGCGATGTCGTTGACACCGCCGACCGCGTCTAACGGCTACCAGGTCACGGCCGCCCATAGCCTAGATGCCGCGACTTGGAACGCCGTCCTCGCTAGCTTGCAGGCACGCCTGAATGCGGTCGAAGCGGCCGCCGATGGCTTTGAAGACGCGGTTTCCGACGCGGCGATTGAAACCGCGCAGGGGCTTTTGTCCGACGCTGTTGCGCCGCAAATCGTCACGCTTCAAGAAGATATGGACGCCATCACGGCGGCAATCGCGCTGGCCGAGGATGCGCTGCAGGCATTGCAGACCGGCGGCGTTGGCGCCGAGAACGTCACGGTCGCGGCTTATGGCGCATTGTTGCCCGACGACACCAATGCGCAGGCGGCGATTGAGGCGCTGGTGGATGCGATCGTGGCGGAAGCTGCGGCGCGGACGGCGGCTGACAGCGCGCTTTCCGATGCCATTGATGCTGAAGCGGTGGCCCGTGCCGCGGCTATTGCGGCGATACCGGCGCCACCGTCGCCCGGTCTTATTCCGATTGGCACGATGTTTGAGGTGGAGGCTGGAACGCCAGTCGCGGCTTTGGATTTCAGCCTGACGGGCGACTATGAAGAATACCTCATAAAGTTCTGGGATCTGAAGCCAGTAGCCGATGCCGTTGCCCTACTCATTAGGACATCAACTGACGGCGGGTCTAGTTTTGATAGTGGAGCTTCTGATTATGCGTTCGGTCTTCTGAACCAGATCGGGACCGTCGCGTCAGCTACCGAGAGCACCGGAACGACCGCGATAAAAGCGAACCTCGATTCGGGTAACAGTAGCCGTATTGGCAATGACACAAATGAAACCGGTTGTTGCGGAGAAATTACAATCTGCGCACCGTCCGACGCCGTTTATACGACCGTCAAAGGCTCGATTTCTTTCGTGAATGCGTTGGGCTCAACGTGTGTCGGCGTGTTTGCCGGGCGCCGACTTAGCGCGGCTGGTGTTGACGCCGCCCGCGTTCTTTTCTCATCCAATAGCATCGCCAGCGGCAAGGCCCAACTTTACAGGGTGGTGACAGGATGACGACGACAACGGTAATGAAGACGGGTGGAGTCCGGGTCGAAGTTGACGCCTCAACGGTCCACACGCCTCTCACCTTCGCCGAAAACAAGGCCGCCAAGCGCGCCGCTGTGTCTGCCCTTCTCGCCGAAAAACTGACAGGCGGATACACGCATGACTTCGGCGCACCGCATGGCGAGAAGGTGCTGCAAACCCGTGACACCGACGACCAGGTGAACTGGCTGACATCGCAGGCCGCATACTCAGCCGCCGTTGCTGGCGGCGCGGGCGCGACGATGGGCGCGAACTTCCGCACTGAGGACAACGTGATCATTACGCTCTCCTACAGCGACGGCCTTGCCGTGTTGCTCTCAATGGCGGCGTGGGGGCAAGCGCTCTACGCCAACTCCTGGGCGCTTAAAGACGCGATCGAGGCAGCGGCCGACCAGGCCGCGCTTGACGCCATCGACATCGAGGCCGGCTGGTAGCCGCCTCACCAACCACGAACCCTGATCAACCCGCTTCGGCGGGTTTTTTGTTGCCCGAACCGGCCCTTGGGCAAGGCAAGCAAGGAGAACCCTCATGACACTTGTCGCTGGCATTCAGCACATTCGCGATGGCGTTGAGAACCAGTCGGTTCTCGGCGCTGACATGAGCATTGTAGGCATCGTCGGTACTGCCGATGATGCTGATGCAACTGCTTTCCCTCTCAACACTGAGGTTTACCTCAATACCGCGGACACCACGCTCCGCGCGAAGCTGGGCGCCACTGGTACGATCCCGCAGGGCATCGATCTGATGACCGCGCAGTTTCAGGGCACCGGCGCTGCCAAGGTGGTCGTGGTGCGTGTCGCGCACGACGATGACGCCTTTACGGTGATCCAGAGCATCGTCGGCAACGAGGCGAGCCGCACCGGCATGTGGGCGCTCCTTGATGCGCCGTCGAACCTGGGCCTGACGCCTCGCCTAATTATGGTGCCGGGTTACACCTCGCAGTCCCAGAACGGGGTTGGCTCGATCACGATCGGCGACGGTGGTGCCGATTATGTGGTTGGGGATGCTATCGCCGGCACTGGTGGCGATGGCTCCGGCTTCTCTGCGACCGTTGCGACGGTCGACGGCAGTGGCGCGATCCTGACTGTCGATATCACCCCGGGCACCGGCTACACTTCGGCGCCGACCCTCGCAGTCACGTCGGACGCCGGCTCTGGCGCGTCCCTGACCGCGGTTCTTGAGCAGCTTGCCAACCCGGTCTGCGCCACCCTGCCGACGATCCTCGACCGCCTGAAGGCTCACTGTCCGCCCGAAGGGCCAACGTCCACACGGCAGGCTTGGTTGGATTGGCGTGAAACCCTTCCCGAAACATCTCGCTTCCTCCATCCTCTGCGCCAGGATGCCAAGGTGTCGGTCAGCGGTTCCGCCGTCACGCGCCCACTCTCGCCTGCTGTCATTGGCGCCTACATCTCGCGCGATGCGCAGAATGGCGGCATCCCAGGCAAGTCGGCGGCCAACCAGTCGCTCTACGGTATCGTCGGCGTTACGCCGGTCATTCCGTTCTCGATCATCGACGGCAACTCGGAAGGTCAGCTTGACCTTGAGCAGAACGCCGGCATCGTCGTGAAGGGTGACATCGGCGTTGACGGCGCGCTGTCTGACAGCGGGTTCGTCTTCTGGGGCACTGACACGCTCTCCCCAGACTCTGCATATCTGTTCGCCCATGTCTGCCGCCTGCGCGACTACATGGAGCTCCTGCAGATCAAGGCAGAGCGATATTATCTGGGGCGCCACAACATCACCATCCAGGTTGTTGAGGCGATCTTGAACACCCTGAAATCGCAGCTTGCGGAACTGAAGGCTGATGGCTTCATCCTCGACTACCGGGTGAAGTTCGAGCCCGACCGGAACCTGCCTTCCGAACTGCGGCAGGGCAACATCGACATCACGTTCTACGCCGAAGAGCCGCCAGTCCTGCGGAAGATCATCATCCGCAGCCGCCGCTACGAGGAAGCGCTGTCGCTTCTCGTGCAGCAGATCTCCACCGCGCTCGATGCGCAGATCCAGTAAGGAGCCACCAATATGGCGAACACAATCGAACGCATCGACGCGGCGAACCTCTTCGTCGGCGACGACGACCCGAGCGCATCGCTGCATCTCAAGATCAAGAGCGTGGGGATCATCCTAGACCTCGAGGAAGCCACTATGTCGCACAAGGCTGGTGGCCACGTCATGACCCTCGAAATGGGCGAGCGCTCGTTCACCATGGGCACGCTGAAGTTCTCGATGACTGGCATCGATACCGACGTTATGACACGCTTCATGCCGTCCTCGCGGATCAAATACACGGTCCGCGCGAATCTTCGCGATCTCAAGAAGGACATCGATGTCTCGCTCGTGGCGATCGTTGAGGGGCGCATGGTGCGCGTCACTCACAAAGATTTCGAGAAGGAATCCGATGTCGGTTCCGAATTCGAAATCAAGGAGATCGTGAACTACGAGCTCTACAAGAACGGCCAGGAAATCTTCTGGTTTGACTATTTCGCGGGGCCTTCCGGCTACCGCCGCAATGGTCAGCCGATGTTCCCGGAGCTCTCCCGCAACCTCGGGCTTGTGTAAGGACTGACCAATGAACAATGCCGAAACAGAAGGGGCGACGGAAGAAACCGTCGCCCGCCCAACCGCCCGCATGGTGCATCCCGGCAAGGATGTACCCCTTCAGTTCCCCGTCGAGTTCGACGGCGAGGTCTACGAGACGGTGCATGTCCGCGTCTGCCCCGCGAAGGAAATCCGGGCGTATATGGTTGCCGCTGCCTCGGTCGAGGACAGTGAGTCGCTTGTGCCAATCGGCGCCGACATTCCTGCTGAAGTGTGGGTCGCGCTCTCCATGGACGATCAGGATGCTATTTCTGAGGTCGTCGACGCTTTTACGCCCGCGCGCTTGAAGGAGGCATTCAAGCGCGCATTGGAGAGTGGCGAATTTACGTCGCAGTAGTCTCTCGCGAGTTCAAAACCCCGCTCGACGTCACGATGGGCTTCGAGTGGGACGAACTGATCATGTGGCTTGGCGAGGCAATGGCTCTCAAGAAGGCTGAAGCTGAAGCCATGAAGGAAGGTTGACAAAGTGCGCACCATACTTGGCCTGCTGCAGATCGGCGTAAAGGACAACGCCAGCGGACCGGCAAAGGCTGCAGCGGCGTCGATCGACCAGTCTCTTCGCAAGATCGAAGCTGCACAGAAGCGGCTTGCGGCTGCCCCGTGGGGCGCCGGGATGCAGAAGCAACTGGACAGTCTGCGCGCCTCCGGAAAGGAGATGGCATACGTCCAGAACGACTGGAACCGGCTGCAGCAGGGCATCAAGGACCGGAGCCTGTCGAAAGCCCTGGCTCGCTCGGAAGTCTCCACTTGGCGGACATCCACCGTCGGCGCGTTCGCGCAGGTTCGCGCGGAAGCTGCCCGCACTCACTCGGAAGTTTCCAAGCTCGGCCAGGTATTCAAGGGCGGGGCGGGCTGGCTGGGTAAGGCCGCTCTCGTATCCATGGGCGCCTACACGACTGCCTATCTCGGCGGTGTGGCCGCCCGGGGCGGCGTCAGTTCGTGGGCTGAACGTCGCCGTGAGATCTTCCGGCAGGAGATGGCGGGCCTGACGCCTGAAGAGCGCCAGCAGATCTTTGCTTCATCCATGGGTCTGACCAGCCAGTACGGCTCTGTCAGCACCACCCAGACGATGGAAATGGCCCGCACGTCGCGCAACCTGATGGGCGATACGACGCGGGGAGGGGCGATTCTCGAGGACATGGTCAAGGCCATGGTCGTCCTCCAGTCGACGAAGGGGCTTTCCGCCGGAACATCCGAGATGATGCGCCTGCAGAAAGGTATGGACAACCTCGGCGTCAACGCCGGCGGTGAACTTGGCATCGACCAGGTCAAGTCCGTGATCGAAGGCTTCGTTCGCGCATCCCAGATCGAGGGTATGGACCTCGATGTCGGCCAGTTCTGGCAGTTCGCCCGACGATCCAAGGTCGCGGGTTCGGCCCTTTCCAACGAGTTCCTGACCACTGTTGCGCCAATTCTCATGCAGGACATGGGCGCAGATACCGCCGGTAATGCCGTCGCCATGGCTTACAAGGCGTTTGTGATCGGTGCTCGCGATACAGCCGCGAAAGCAGACCTTCAGGCGCAGCGCGATCTTGGCATCCGTTCGGGCCTAGGCCGCGGAGAGCTTGTCGATCGTCAGATGTTCGGCGAGAACCCTTACGCATGGGCAAAGACCTATCTGGTCCCGGCTCTCGAGAAGGCAGGCGTTGATCTCACCAACGATGGCGAGGTCACTCACGCGATCGCCAAGCTCTCCCGAAACTCCAACGCGACCATGTTGCTCACGCGCATGGTCACGCAGTCCGAGCAGTTCGAGAAGAGTCTTGACCAGATCCGGCGCACTCAAGGCATCGAGGTTGCGGACCGGGCTCGCCGGGCCGACCCATTCTTGGCGCTTGAAGACTTCCAAAATGCATGGGGTGATCTGGCTGCCGCTATCGGCGGTGAAGGCTCTCTCGTCATCGGGTTCCTCAACAATACCGCCGATGCTGTTCGCTCGTTCGCTCAGACGATCGAAAAGAGCCCGATGCTGCAGGACGCACTTGGCACTGCCGGCCTTGTGGGCGGCGCGGCTGCTACCGGATTTGCAGGCTATAGCCTCTACAAGTTTCTCGCGGCCGGCCCAGCCCTTTCGGGCGCGGCCGTTGAACTGTCGGCCGCAGCCGCGGCGCTGAAAGGTGCTGCTGGTGCTGATGCCGTTGATGGCGGTGGTGGCAATAGACGTAGAGGTGGGCGTCGCGGTCCTGGGCTTATCGGTGGGACTGCCCTGACTCTTCCGTTGGCGCTGTCTGGCTCGACCGCTGATAACGAGTATATGGATGCCACAGCCGAAGAGCGCCAGAAGATGCGCGACGAGGCTCGCAGGGTGGCAGAAGAGCTTTCGGGGCCGGCGCCAAAGCCCTCAGTAGACAACTACACCGAGTTCATGCGGGTGGTCGGCGCCGGGTCTTCTGGCCCCCCGCGCCGTGTCGGCAAGCGCGCTCGTGATATTGGCTCGAGCACTGGACAGACCCCTATTCCGTCCCCGCGCCCCTCTGACGTTTCTGCACCGGGAATCTCAGATTTTGCTTACCCGACACCTGCGCCTGACTTCTCATCTGCAACCAGCGAAGCAGCGCAGGCTGGACAGCAGATCAAGGATTCTCTGTCGGTCACCGCATCCCCGCAGGTCGATACGTCGAGTCTTCAGGGCGCGGTCAATCTCGCTCGGGAATTGATGGGCCTGCTGCGCGGCGTAGACGCCGCAGCCAGCGCTGCCGGCGCAAAGGCGAAATCTAGCGTCCAGGGCAAGGTCAACCAAGTCTACAGCGACTCCGGTGGCGGCGGCTGGTAGGAGCGAAGACCATGAATCTGGCAACCATCGGCCTCTGCACCTTCACGCTGAAGACCAACCTTCAGTCCATTCGATACCAATGGCAGAACGCCTACGCAAAGCACGATGTGATCGGAACCGCTCCTGTCTACGAGGACATGGGGATCGGGGAAGCGAGCATCGAGATTTCGGGCGTCATCAAGCCGCGGTCACTTGGGGTAGACGGCGGGTTTACGATGCTTCTTGGTGCGTCGAAATCCCGTATTCCGCTTCCATTTATGCTGGCGGACCTTTCGGCCATGGGCTGGGTCATCGTCGACGTGGTCAAGCGCGACGATGAGGATCTTGATCCAACCAGCATCGGCAGATCCATCGAGTTCAAAGCATCTCTGCTGCGCACGGGCACGCCAAGCGGAATCGGCGTCATCACCAATATTCTGAGGCTTCTTTCGTGATCACAGAAAGCATCACCGTAGAGCGCGAGGGGCTGACCTTGTCGAGCGTTCTCTGGGCGCGCTACAAGCGCCTGCCGGATGGCCTTGTTGAATCTTGCCTTGGCTTGAATTTCGGCCTCTCCGCGAACGCCGAAATTCCGGTCGGGACAGTGATCGAGGTTCCGATCGAGAAGGTCTCCGCATCCAGCGAGCCGGCGCGCGAAGTCATAAGGCTCTGGTCGTGAGCTTCATCAAGCACAGGTTCTCCGTGAGCGTCGGCGGGATCGACGTTACCAGCAACTTCCTGCCTCTAATCCAAAGCTTCGAATACAGCCATGCCGCCGGAAAGGCGGCTAGCAGCGCCTCTTTCGATCTTGCGGATGTGGACGGATCGATTGCGATGCCGCAGGACCGGGCGCCCATTCAGGCATCGATTTCCGGCGTTGAGGTGTTTACGGGGTTCGTGACCGGCGTTGCCTGGTCGATCGACAAGAAGAGCGGGCGGAACCTCAAGATCAGCGCCTCATCGGCCGATCACGGTGGAAAGGTGAAGGAGCCCGACCTTCGGAACAAGGATGACTCCAGTTTCGGTGACGTGTTCCGCGAGTGGGGCCAGAAGGCCGGTCTCGATGCGACTGCCATCGGCGACATCGCCTCTATCGAGCGTGACTATTGGATCATGCAGAATGAGAGCTTCATGTCGTGGGGCCAGCGAATGGCCAGGGAGATGGGCGGGACATTCCGCGTCATCGGAAACCGAGCCTTCATAGCCCCTCGCAACGAGGGGCTTTCTGTTTCCGGGCGCCCGCTGACACAGATCACCGCGGCGGCCGGCGTCAATCTGATCTCTGCCGAGATCGAACCCATCGTCAGTCGACCGAAGTTCAAGGACGCCGAGATCTCCTACTTCGACAAGGACAAGGGCGAGCGCGTGAGCGTCAAGGTGCCGACCGGCATCGACGACGTCGAGGCGGCCGTCCGGACCGTGATTTCTGCAGCCAAGAAGGGGCATGCCGAGGACCGCGCCAAGTCCCACTCGAAAGAGAGCAATCGCCGGAAGGGCGGCGGCAGCGTCACCATCCTCGGCGATCCAGCAGCTGAGCCGGAAGCCGTCTGCAAAGTGTCGGGCTGTCGCCCGGGCGTCGACGGATCCTACCGGATTGACGATGTGAAGGGCCAGATAAGCAAAGGTGGCGGCTACACAGTTTCGCTTGGCCTCAAAATGCCCAGCGACGGAGCCGGCGTCGATAGCAGATAGAGATTGCCGGTCTGGCATTGCCGGCAAGAAAGCTGCCTGCGGTTCTTCAGCGAGGCCGCAGGCAGCGAACACATAAGGACATTGTTATGAGCTTCGAAACCTGGGTTCAGTCCCGGCTGATGACGCATGGCCATAATCCCGGCCCGGTCGGTGGAGCATTTGGCGTTCGCAGCCGCGAAGCGCTGAAGGCTTTCCAGAAGAGCAAGGGACTACCGGTGTCGGGACTGGCTGACAATGCGACTGTGGCAGCGCTGCGGAAAAACCTGTCAGGTGAAACCCGGCCGCAACCGAAGACTCCGACAGAAACCATGCCTCCATGGATGGCGGAAATGTACCGCAAGAAGGGGCTGCATGAAGTCCGCGACAACGCTGCGCTGTCTGCCTGGCTTCGCATCGGCAAGTTCCTCGGCAATCCTGCGCGGCTTCCATGGTGCGGTGACGCGATCGAGAGCGCGATCGTCAAGACGCTCCCGGATGAACCGGTCCCTGACAACCCGTTCTGGGCGCAGGGCTGGGCGAATTTCGGACATAAAGCCGGGCCCGCCGATATCGGCGCTATCGGTGTCATCCGCTGGTCGGCGAAGGCGGGGCATGTCGGCATCGTTGCTGAGTACGACGCGCGTCGGCGGCGCGTGAAGCTCCTGGGCGGCAACCAGTCGAATGCGATCACGCTCTCGTGGTTCCCGCTGGACAAGTTCATCGCCTTCCGCTGGCCGAAGACATTCCCGATGAAAGCCTATCCGGCGCTCATCGAATCTGGCGCGAGCGGCAGCATGGGTGGAACACGTTGATGGGTGAGAAACAGAAACAGGATCAGGCAATCCGAATCGAAAACGGAAGCCTTGTTATCCCGCTCGCCACGGTTCTGGCCGCTGGAGCGAATTTCCCGGTCGACAGAGACCCCTCCAGGATTGGGGTGCTCACGCTGAAAACCCTCGTCACTGCTGAGCGGTTCGCCTCGATAATGGGTCGCGAAATGAACCTTGGGATGGCTGAGGCAGTCATGACCGGCAGGACCGTTCGAATCCATAGTGATTGGGATGGTGACGCGGGGATTTCACGATGAAGCGCCCACCCTGGAATGCTCGCCGCCGGATCGTGCACGGCACGCTCCTGTTCTGCGCCGGCATGGTGATCTGGCTGATCTGGAAGGGCGAGGACACCAACCTCGCGTCAGCGGTCGCCAATGCCTGCTTCTTCCTCGCTGGGTCGGTGATTGGCGCCTACGTGTTCGGGGCCGCTTATGACGACAAGAACGTGATGCAGCACTTGGGCGCGGATGCCTATCAGGATCAGGAGCCGCCACTGTGATCTCTGGCCCGGCTATCATGAAGCTCATCTGGCGCATCCTCGGCTTCACCATCCCGATCCCCGTGGCGATGATCCTCGCAGCCTTGGCCTGGGTGCAGTTCGACAAGTCGAGCGCCATCCGGCAGGCCGTCAACGAGCGCGTCAAGGAAATGGTCGCCGGCGCCGAGATCGCGGCACTGGAAGCCAAGCTCGAGGCCGAAGAGAAGATCAGCGCTGCCCGCGGCAAGCTGGCGGCAGAAGCCAATCAGCGGCTCATGGCAGAGATCAACGCCCGGGTGAACCTCTCTCGGCGGCTGGCCGCTATCCAGACAGAAAACGAGATTCTCAATGACGACTTGGCAGATCTGCTTTCGCGCCCTGTTGCCGGTGATTGTGCTGTTGATCCTGATCTCCTTGGCAGGCTGCGCGGACGGTAGGTTCGTCGCGGCCGAGCGGGAGCGAGCAAGTGCCGAGCAGGTTGAAAACGCGCTATCTGTCGCGGAAGAGGCCCAGCGGATCGGGCGGACCCTCCCGGAGTATCCCGAAGACTGCAGACGAACCTATCGATCTGGCGTCACCACCGGAGACCGGCTCGACGCCGCTCTCGTCAAAACCGACCGCGCGCTGTTCCGGGCAAACGGGCAAATCCGAGAATGTGCCACCTGGTACGACGAAGTGAAAACCAACATTGGAAGGCCGCAATGATTTACCACCACGCAACCAAATCACTACGCGAGACATTCCCCGTCCGCGCTTCGGAATGGGCGCTGTCGGTGATGATCTTCAATTGGGGAGTCGTGCTCCTGCTGAACGACAACTTGTTTTCGATCAGCCCGAGCTACAACACGTTCTCATCGATGATGCCGGAGCAGGCTTGGGGTCTTGTGTGCTTGCTTGTCGGGCTGATGAGGATCCTGTTCCTGTTCATCAACGGCCTATGGCGACGATCGCCACATCTGAGGCTGATCGGGGCTTTCGCCGCTTGCTTCTTCTGGTTCCAGATCACCGCGGGATTCATCTACTCCGGGACGTGGTCGACCGGCCTGGCGATCTATCCCGTGCTCTTGTTGCTCGACTTCCACAACGTCCTTCGTGCTGCCACCGACGCCGCAATCATCGATCGAAAATACTCGGAGCAGCGTCATGGAATTAACGCCTGAAATCCTCACCGCAGCAATCGCCGGCATCGGCATCCTGTTCACTGCTTGGTTCAAGTATTTCAGCACCAAATCGACCCCGCCGGCCATGGACGTTGCACCGGTTTCGGTTGTCGACCGTGACCACGCCGAACGAACCGTCCGCGCACTCGAGCGCATCGCTGCGGCTGTTGAGACGGCCACAGACAAGCGCCAATCCGATATGCAGCACACGCTCGAAGAGATAGCGAAGAATCTCAAAGGTATTCCGAAATAGGGGCTTTGCCCTGTTCGATCCGGCGCAATCCGCGTCGGTTGCTTGCCGGTGCTGACCGGTCCCGCTTCGGGGTCAGTCGGTGTCGGTCCCGCGAAAGAGCCCCGTGGTCCCGCCGGACTGCGGGGCTTTTTGTCGTTTGGGGTTGGTGATACCGATCTGGCATGACCGGAATCACCCTCAAAACCTTCGGGGATCTCCTGCGCCACGGCTACAAGCTGACCGGCTTCTGCCGGCAATGCGGCGTGCACAAGGATATCGACCTGACTGCGGTCCCGGCCGAGCGCGTGTATGTCGGCGCGCGGTTCAAATGCCAGGTGTGCGCCGGCCGGGTCGAGATGACATTGAGCCAGATCGCGGCGGGCGGTGAGGGGCATCTGCCCGCGTTGGACCGATGGCGCCGGAGGTGATTGCCTCCAATCTGGTTTCAGTTTCTTTCGCCATTGAAGAGCCAAAACACATCGCGCTTGAGCACTCGGCAAATTGCATAGGCGTCTTTAGCGCTCGGCGACAATCGCTGCTGCTCTATCCGGCGGATGCGATCGAGCGAAACACCTGAGCGGTCAGCTAGGCGTTGTTGAGTGAGATCCCAAGCAACCCGCTCGCCTTTCAACCGCCTTGCCAATGTCTCGGCCACAGCATGCGCTCCTATCTTCAGATTTCGCCGCCGGCCGGGAACTCCCAACCCATTGTGAATTTGTCGGCGTAGCCGAGCGGCATGCTCCTATTCGGACTCGGCTGGCGGATACCAGCGGCGCAGAGCGCCCTCGGGGTCTTGGCAGAAGAACGTGTGGCCCTGCATTTCCGCCACCGACCGCCGCAGGCGCTCGATTTCCTGCTGCGCGGCCTTGGGCACGGTCTGCCAAGAGCCCCCGTGTCCAATCGCCTCCATGCCGCCCCCCGGCGTCGTTCGAATATCAGCCATGCCTTGCTCCAATCTGGACTAGATATCGAATATAACGCCAAACGCTGGCGTTGCGCCGGCAGCATCGGCCGTGCAGATTTCCCATGGGTAGTCTTCTTCGTCCGGCTCATCCTGTTTCCGCATATGGAACAGGCGAGGTTCGCTGGCATATTCGATCAATTCATAATCGGGATCGATCGCAGCCTCAAACTCAGCTACAGCCTGTTCTTTTGTCAGCGCGCCCCCTTCGCCACCCCAATAGAAAGCTGCGAACGGTTCGTAGTCGCTGTTGTAGAACAACACCAAATCAGTCATTGCCTCGCTCCAATCCCAAGACCCAACCCCAACGGCGGCGTGGTTATCCACTGCCGCCGTTTTCTGTGGATCTAGCGCCTGTGGAATGTTTCAACTCGTCTCTTTTTCAGGCCCTACATGGCTCGGTCAAGCCGCTCAATTTCAGCGACGATCAATGCAGCGGCCTTAACCAAGTCGCGGCGCGGCGTCGTCGGCTTCCACCAAGAAACATCGAAAGGCCAGCCGAACCGTACACTGTCCTCGTCTGTGGCCGTGGCCCGGAGATCCGGCCTAAGCGCTGAAAAGGACGCATAGTGTGCGGCGGCGATAGCAAGCTCGCCACCATTGTGCGTGTCGTCATGTGCAGGCGTCCAGCCTTCTTTGTCGATCTGGCGCTGCCTCTCGGCTGCGATATCTTCTATTGCCTTATTCACGACTTTCTCCTTTGTGTGAATGTTTCAACTCGTTTCGTTTTCAGCCCGTCGCGGGCCGCATGCAAAAGTTGGAACACGCTGTAGTCCGGGGATAGCCACCGGCCTGTCACGCCGGCAATGCGCCGCAATACTGGCCAATGACACGGCGCACTCCGAATGATCTGTTCTTCGGTTCCGGTAACTGTTTGAATGACACGGGCCATTGAAATCATTGAATCCGTCAGAGCCTTCCAAGCTGAATACGCGGGTTCGATTCCCGCTACCCGCTCCAGAGTTCCAGCAACCAAAATTGAGCCATCCCCTGAGCCTCGCCAGAACGCCGATGGGGCGGAATGCCGCGGATTGGCGGGTTTGCGCAGGCCGAGATTTTTACTTGCGAAACAAGAGCGAAAGCCTTATGTCGCGTTGACTTCTCGCGGGATCAGGGTCTAACGCCTCCGGATCCACAGTCTGCCAACAGAATTACAGGATATCAGGACTATGGCAAAGGGTAAGTTCGAGCGCAACAAGCCGCACGTAAACATCGGCACGATTGGTCACGTTGACCACGGCAAGACATCGCTGACGGCTGCGATCACCAAGTATTTCGGTGACTTCAAGGCCTACG